CCCATACCCCTCACCTCCTACACCAACCATACCCCTATACCATATAGACCTATATAGGGAGGCTCTATACCCATCAGTGATTATCACCCTCTATTCTTTTATTTGGTAGGTACGGGACATCACCAAAGTCATCACCTCTCATATACCTATCTAATAGAGGCTAAAGATTATGAGGCTCAGCATTATACCATGTTGATGGTGGACGTCCCTGTTCGAGACGTCCAGAGGGATGTAACAAGCCATCACCCGTGACTCATCACATCCCTCCACACATAATCCAGAACCCGATGTCGAATATCGAAACACCGTTCAAGGAATCTATCGAGTCGACTGACTATCCTTCCGCATCATACTGTACTCCCGCCTCAACTGCTCCAACGTCCCTGTATTATATCGGATAGTCTCAATCAACCTTTGCACATCTTCATACCGTTCATCAGCCAACGCCTCACGACGAGCCGTTTCGAGCACTCCAAGATACGAGCATAACACAGGTATCTCAGCCTCTAATATCTTCTGATACAATATGGATTGATTTCCGTACACGTAATCAATTTTCTTACTGAGCAACGTGTATCCCCATACCGACAGCACAATGACAGCCGTCAGCAGTACGCACAATATAATGAGAAGAACTACCATCACTTACCTCCTAATACAAACCAATCCTTTGCAAACATATCAACCCAGTCCGGAACGTAGTTCGTTGCACCGTTACCATCCCCAGCCTGTTCTACCAACAAACATTGTGAACGGTAACTGATACTTCCCACGCCAAACGCATTCAGCAAGTTCTTTGCATGCTGGGGAAGCGACTGCATCTTAGGAACAACCTCAGCCGGAATGTCACTGTCGATTTGCTTTACCACGAAACAGGTAGTTATCCACCCCTTACGAGCAACACACTTACCAGCCTCCAGAGCCTGTAATGCCTCACCGAAGGACATATTCTGACCCGTGTAATTAGGATTCATCACATCTTCTGACGGGATACCTAACATCTCCATTCGCTCCCAAAGTTTACGACTATACTCTTCCATAGCCACTTGCTGCCCACCCATGACAGCCATCATCTTCTCTGAGAGTTCTACTCCGTTAGGATTTTTGAGGAAGTTGCTTAACTTCCCAATCCGTTCATTCAGTTCATTATACTCCTGAATGAGTCTTACTTTAAATGCTTCCATAATCTACTTTATAAAATCTTGATTGTTATCTAACCATTGCTGAATGGTGTCCAGCAATTCCTTTGATTCTTTTCCATTGAGCCATACCCGTGTGACCATGATGTTATGCTCATAGATGTTATACGACAGCCGTATAGAACCGTTCTCAATTGAATGTCCGTTCACATTGAAGCGGATATCAACCTCGCTCAATTCTTCAAGACAGTCATGAAAGTCAATAGCCTGTGACGGTGCGAGTTCAGTAACCTCATCAGGCTCGTACACACTCCAGCCCACAACCAATGAACACTCTACATTCTTGTCCTCAAGTTCCTTCTTGAGTTGAGCAGGGTTCAGTCTTCCCTCGAACCCCAACAGGGTTTTCGTCAGCACTATGCCTCTGAAATTCTTGTACATTACATGGATATTCCTTCTCATATTTCCTTTCCGAATTGTTTAAGTTCTTCAATTATTCTATCCCGATGTTCCTGTTTGATATCACGGGTTCTTCCTATCCGTTCCGATTTCAGTATTTCAAGCCTACCATCCTCGTGAACCTTTGCTGTGGTCTTCACTGCGATATCGTTACCGTAACCAAAGTCCACACCAATGATGATGTCATTGTTCTGAGCGAAGTGTATCATGGTATTATCCCCAAGTTAGGTTCATTCTCGTGTTCCTTGATATACGCTTGACATTCCTCGAGCGTTCCGTAGAAGCGATAATATTCGTCAGGCGAACAGCCTATCGAAGTATCTATTACTGCATGAGTCTTTTCCTTTTCCATGACCTTTACTTTGTTTGGGTTGAACCACTTATCCACCAGTCGGGGATATATTCATAACTATTCATAATCTTCTTTCGTTTTTAATTTATGGAATGAGACGTCTAACAGTCGTTCTAAGAAACTTTCCTATTCGGTGCTGACATCTCATTCGGTTTACTAATTACTTTCGCTTACAGGAAGCAAGAACACCTTATCAAAGTTCTTGATGACTGACATTGACGTAACATCACTGTCCACCATAACTTTACCGTTCTTGATTTCCCTTACTGTATAGAGAGTCCCGTACACGTTCTTCACTGTCTTGAACCTGTCGCCAACCCTCAACTCTTCCAACTTGGCTTCTTTATACTCTGAGCCATCGCCAAGACACAGAACTTCCTGGTCTTTACTGTTTACCCGTACACAGTGAGGACAGGCATGACAGGCTGAACTCCCTATCTTGCAGCCTCCGTGAATGTTGCAATCAGGCTGTAACTGGTTCCCTTCGAACCAAAACTTCATCTTTAACATATATCAGTATTCTACTTGGTTAAAACTTTCTTTCAATTCCTGTCTGGTCGTGAATATCCTGGACTTGACGGTTCCCAACGGCACACCCATCATCGAGGCGATTTCCTCATACTTATATCCTTGAGCGTACAACCACAGCGGTCGAGCCTGTTCTTCCGGCATTCTGTTCAATGTAGCCTTAACATCATCGAACAGTTCCTGATGACCTAATATATCAACGGGTCTGTCAATAGGTGTCCAGTCCTCGAATGATACTATCTCGGCTCTTTGTTGCTTCCTGTACAGGTTCACAAACAGATTATGCATGATAGTTAGGAGCCATCCCTTGATGTTCGTTCCTGGCTTATATTGTGAGGTATGGGTGAGAGCCTGAGTAACGGTCTGTTGCGTCAGGTCTTCAGCCTCATCCTTCTGGAACCTACATAGATAATTCGCTGTCGTCATGAGGTCTCTATAGTAGGTAACAACTCCTTCCCTCACCTCTTTCTCCTCTGTATTCATTACCAACATCTTTCGAAATTACTTAACTTCTTGCCGCATCTACGACACTTCTGATATTGACCTGTTACATAGTGTCCTCCCTTGCGAGACTTCCCTCCTTTACGGTTCAGAATGTTCTGTTTACCACGCCAGCGGTCTTCTATGACTGTTACAGGCTGATGACCGAACCAATCACACTGGGTCTGCCGCCATTTCCTGATTAGGGATTTTTGAATCTTCTTCCACTTCTTCATACGTTGCGTTGAATCGTTTTTCAGACATGATAAATAACTCTCCCGTTTCGTCCGTGAACACCATATCCCCACGGGATACACACTTTGTTCCACCGTCGCCTATGGCTTCGATATAACACTCTTCACGGCTCGTGAACTGTTGGTCAATATGGTAGTCGTTGGCTTTCAACTTATCTACCACCTCGCTGAATGTATCATCGCCCAACTGAACGATGTCAAACATTCCTGAAACTTTCGCTTTAAACTTCTTTTTCATTCTTCTCTGGTTTTTGATGTTTAAAATACTTTTCGCCAAATACCTTGTTTATCCCGCCACCAACCATGAAGCCACCTGCACACAATAGGAACACTCCCAATTCGTTTAAATTTGTCTTGATGTACCCGTTGGTCACGACGTCCCAAATAAGACAGAAGCACACCACTAAACCAATGATGGCTCCTATAATTACGGACAGCAGCAAGGCAAACGATTTACTGCTGTCCAATGTCCCTGACTTAACAAGAGACCTGAAATAACTTGTCATTCTCATACCTGTATAGCGTTATGACGAACTCCTCTTTTATTTATGAAGGACGTCATCGTATGCCTGCAACTCTATAAGTTCAATGAGGTCTCGCTTCGCTCTATGCATAGCGTTCTTGACCTGTTGAAGAGTGAACCCCAGTTCATCAGCCATTTCTTCGTAGGTGAAGTCATCAAAGAACCGCATCTGAATAACCCGTCTTGATGTTGACGGCATCTTCTTCATGACGCTCTTTACATATTCTATTCGCTGATTGAACGACAAGGATTCTTCAGGTGTACGGCTGTCGTCTATTACTTGTAACGTAGGTCGGTCATCCTCGGTATCGTCGAACCCCTCATCAATACTGACGATATTCACTCGGTTCTTCTTACGACAATAGTCTATCGCACAGTTCCTACCGATACGGACTAACCACGCACTCAATTGATAGTCTGGTTGAAAGCGTTCCAACCGCTCGAAAGCCTTTTCGAATGTTTCCATTACGATGTCGGCTGTTAAATCTTTGTCATTGATAATCTCACCAATCTGTATAGTGAGGATAACATTGTACTTCTTGAATATCGTTGTAAAGGCATCCTGGTCTCCACATAAGGCTCTTTGAACCAGACCGAAGTCCTTCTCGCGATGTGATGTTTTCTTTCTCATGATTACACTTGTTTGATTTACGGAAGCAAATATATGTATAAAGATTGACATATCAAAGGAAATCCCCGATTATTTTCGGGGAAATCATTAATCGTCTTCTTCGTCGTCATTTACCTCTCCTATTTGTTTGTAGAAGGATTTGTTCTTACAGGCTGCTGCCATCATGTTTATCGCCATTAAATCCTCAAATGTGAAGTCGTCATCTTTCTTCTTTGACCGCTGGGCTTCGTACTCATCACAGGTCTCTGAAGCATACATCTTGAATTTATCAAAGTAGGCTATCTTGAACAGTTCTCTCATGCGTTTACGTTCAGCCAGATAGTTCTTTCTGTGCCATTCCCATAACTGACTGAATTCAATGTATTCAGCACGGGTGAACTTACATTTCACTATCTTCTTACGACCTCTCTTCCACAGTTCAACTTCCTGGAGATAGCGTTCAGTCGTTCCATATATACTGACGTACAACTGTAAGAACAGTTTCTGAACCGATGTTCTCATTTCGAACTCGTACCACTGTTTCTCTTCTTCATCAAGTTTTGACTCATCGATACCGTATTTCTCGCACAAGGCAGACAATAGGATTTTTGCGTTCGTGGCTTCACCACCTACTCCTCTTTCGGCAAGAGCCTGTAATTTACGTATCTTAAGCAAGATACCAGTCGGGACGGATTGTTCTTTGAATTCCATATTACATTGTTTTATTGTTTGACGCAACAAAGTTAGTCATTCTTTTGATATATCCAATGATTTATCCGGAATATTCTTAGATTTTCCTAAAGATTTTATTCTTTGTACCTTTGTAATCGTTATATAACTGTTTATAAACTCTTTAATATTAAAGGAAAATGATTAAGACTGGTTTAACTGAAGAGGAACTCGAACGTAGTGCCCTCTTGCTGAATGGTTTACTTGCTGACCACTTCACGCTTATGCTGAAGACTTGGCAGTTTCATTGGAATGTCGTAGGAGACTCGTTTGGTTCCTATCACGAGGCTATGCTGAAACTCTACGAAGAAGAAATTGAACGTGTTGATGATGTTGCTGAACGTGTCCGTGCTCTTGGCAAACGTCCGCTGGGTTCTATGGAAGCAATGTTACAGAACAACCACATCAAGGAATTCGGTATGAGCGAAGCCGTTCCACAGGCTCTTGATATGTGGAAAATCATTCGTGACGACTGGGATAAGTTGATACGCTCTATCAGAGACATTCACAAACAAATCCCCGAGAATGACCTTGCTACTCTTAACTTCCTTGAGGACATGATTGAAAGCATGGAAAAGGAAGCGTGGATGGTGCGTTCTTACAATGTTACTCCGACAGGTATTTAGAAGCCTGTACACAGGTAAACAAAACAGGGTGAGTCTTTCGGCTCACCCTTTCTTTTTCAGAATACCACTATCTAAGCATAAGTTATTTTCATTTGGAACCACGGAGTGCTTGTCCCATCATCTACGAAAAACGCAATAGAGGAACTTCCTCCTGAAGTAATTTCACATTGAAAATCTACAGAAAGACCATCGTCTGATACATTGATATCAGTAACACTTCCATCCCCAGCCTCTCCTCGAATTATTTTTGTTGGGGAAAGAAAATTCATTTTAATCCGAATAAATCCAGAACTTATTATAGTAAAACGTCCCAAAATACTTTCACCTTTTTGAATGAAAAAGGGAGGTCGAGGGTTCATTACTATAAGCCCTGGAGTTCCATTAACAAATATCGAATTTAGGTAAACAGTTTCCATTTTTCTTTGATTAACTGTTACGGTTCGAGTGATACCCCCCCCGAAATGGTTATCGTGGTAGAGCGAGCATTACCCGTGTTGGCTCCTGCCTGAACGGTCACTTCCTGTGACCCCCCCAGAGTCTGGGGTGATTGTCAAAAAGTCTTTTTGCATAATCTTTGAAATTAAATTGTTAAACGAAATTTATTTATGATTGCTTCGAAGCCTTATGTATTTCCACCACGCATAGTGTTTACGAGTCTTAAGATAGTCAGGGTTCTCATCATTATTGTGAGCCTCTTCCTCAAGACTGATATCGTGATATGCGCAGTTCTGTTTCTTATGAAACAGCCTGATAAGTAGGTACTCAACCCCATACCACAGGTAGAAGAACACCCAGAGCATCTCCTTCATTTGAGCCGTGTGTATCGACTCGTGCGTGATTGTTGACTCCGGTAACTGTTTACGCTTGGTAAACAGTATTCCGAAGAAGTTCAACGTATGATAACTCCCGAACGGGAACCATGTGTTATAAACTATTTTCATTCTTGATTTCCTTTCTTCTTTGCTTCGCGACGTGCTTTCCGTCTTTCACGTCTCGCTGCGGCTTCTGCTTCCGCTTTGTTTACATTTACCTCACCCTCTTCTTTTTGTGCCTTGTGACGAGCAATAGACTCTCCTATCGCACCCTTTACACGCATATTCTTCTTCTGCTTGTAATGCTTGTTAAGATTGTAGTCTATTTCGAACTCACCTTTCGGCTCTTCGGGTTCATCAGGCTCCGGAGCCAATACCATACCATTCTCCTTGAGGCTCATATCCTTGTCGTCAGGTGTAACAGGGTTGGCACGGCTGTCTTCCTGTGCCTTCGCTGCCTTCATTGACTTCAATCGTAGGAGCATATTCTTACGAGTTGTTTCGGCTGTGGTTTGCTTCTCAGGTTCCTTCTCATCAATGATTTCCGTGATAGGGGTAAACTCCTGAACAAACTCTTTAGAGGAACGCTCTATCTGGTCCCAGTCGTATTGTTTAATCAGTGCTGACGGCAACTGTACCTGTTCACCGTCCATCAAGTTTCCATTAAACCCGTTGAACTTCGCATACCATGATGACGCCAACTGTGATATCAACACGGTTGGATTCAACCCTACCTTTGCAGCCGTCAAACCAACTACCAACGCATTGATAGACATCTGCTTCATGACCGTCATCACGTTGGTCTCAGCGTGAAGTGTGGCATTGATATCAATACGACCATCAACGGTCATCTTGATTTCGTTTCCCTTCACTTCCTTACGAGCCTGTTCAATGATACGGAGTATAAGGTTACAGTAATCGACGTTACTTCCCCCTGCTGCCCTATTCTTGATTTCAACCTCTACCAACATTTGATTAAGGACTTCAAGACGACCTGTTTCAGTCGCTATACGAAAGTCCTTATTCTGTAACACGTACTCGGCTCGACGTCTGGTAATCAAGTCTCGGTTCTCAACGTAGAACTTCTTCAGTTCTTCCTCCGGAACCTTAATCTTGTATTCCTTCGCCATAACCTTGCTGACATCGGTAACGGTATAGAACTTCCCAAAGAGTTCCATTATCGTGCCTGTATAGTCGACAATGTTACGAGGCTTCCGGGAACGGACTCCCATGGCTTTATTCAGTTCCAACACGGCTCGTTGGTAGGCTCGGTCTAACTGTAAGTATTGAAGACGCTTGGCGTTGGCTGAACGAACAGCCGTAATGTCCCCACCGTGCGTCTTGACAACTGCCCCCACATTCACCGTCTGTTGGAAGTCTATATTGATTGTTTTCTCTTCCTCTGTACCCTCGTTTAGCACGAGGTCGAAATACCTTTTAGGAGACAGGTCTCGTTCCTCTTTTGCCCATTCAGCAGCGACAAACAAGTCCTTCACCTCGTCCGATGCTTCCGTAATGTAATCAGGAGCCGTTCTCATGATACGGTCAACGTCGGCTTCCGTAATTACACGTTTCGGGATGGGTTGTTTCTTTTCTGCCATTATCTTCCTAAATATGAAAGTGGCTGGTTTCCCAGCCACTCTTGATTGTTACTGAATGTTACTTCTTTTTCGACTTCGCTGCTTTAGCAGGAATCTTCGGCTGTTCCTCTTCCTTAGGAGCCTCTGCTTTTGGTTTCGCTGGTTCTTTCTTCGGAGTGGTTATCACGACAACCCCTGTGAACTTGGTTTTCGTAGCGGAAACAGTTTCAGAAGACGGTGCTTCTTCATCGCCCACACCATTACCAACCTCAATAGCAGCCTCAGGACTTTCAGCACGAACCAAAATGAAGAACGGTTCTTTCACCACTTTACCCTTGTCGTTCTCGCTGAGAAGTTCAATCTTAACTTTGTAGAACGGGTCTTCATCAGCACAGCCGCCTGTCTTTTCAACACGCTGTATCTTTGACGGTTGAATCTTAGGAATAGAGAAGTCCTCTCCCTTGAATTGTTTGTTCATGAACTCCGTTACACGAGCCTCGGCTTCGGTGTAACTTTCAACTTGGAACAGCCACAGTTCCTTGACGGTCTTATACGCATTGCGCTCGGTGACTGTCAACCGTTTTGTTCTTACTTCGAAAAACATAATCGTCTCTATTTAATGATTAATAATCGTCGTCCTCGTTCTTGTTTCGCGAGAACAGCGTGATGTCTTTAATATCAACGTACCACCACTCGGTTCGAGTTGCACATTTGAACCTGTCGGGGAATTCGGCTCGTTTCGGATACGTATCCAATACGACGCACAAAGTGTTTTCTTTGAATTGATGACCGCTGTTATTATGGCGGATGCGTACAATGTCCCCTCTTCGGATTTGTTTCTGACTCATAGTATCTACTTTTTATTTGGTTCATCATTTGCGGACATAGCACAAGACGTATTCAGGAACTGAATAGCGACTGAAACAGAGTTTTCCAGGGACACTCTTGACACTTTCGCAGGGTCAATGATTCCTGCCTCAAACATATCTTCTATCTTCTCAGTAACAGGGTTGAAGCCTTTCCACCACATTGGGTCGTTATCTTTCGTCAGGTCAACTTCGATACGGGTTGCGTTCACAGAAGCATTTTCACACAACTGATTGAACGGAGCCATCAACGCTTGAGCCACTACATTCCAACCAATAATGAAGTCAGGATGCTCCTCGTGAAGTGAAGGCATATTGCGTAGGTGGTCTGACGCTCTCAACTGTACCGTACCACCTCCGGGAACGTATCCCTCTTCCAACGCTGCCCGAGTTGCGGCAATAGCATCGTCAACACGGTCTTTTCTTTCCTTCATCTCTACCTCACTGTCCGCACCTACATAAACGACGGCTGCTCCCCCTGTAAGTTTCGAAATACGTTCACGATACTTCTCTTGGTCGTAAGAGTTCGTATTCTCCTCCGTTAGATGTTTAATAGCCTCTACTCTGGTATTTATATCGGCTTCCGTACCAACACCTCCTACGAGGATTGTACGATTAGTTGAAACGACTGTACGTTCACACTCGCCCAGCCAGTCTGTACCGAGTTGGTCAAGCGGACGTCCAAACTCATCGCCTACCACCTTTGCACCTACCTTAACAGCCAAGTCCTCTATCATGTCCTTCTGGATTTGACCATATCCGGGAGCCTTTACGAAACAGGCTTTCAACCCGTTCTGCTGCTGAATGTTTGTAACGAGGAACTTGATAACGTCATTAGACGCATTAGGAGCAACGATAAGAACGCTGCGTTTCGCTGAATAAACTGTCTGAATGATAGGAAGGATTTCCTGGGGATAGTTGATGTTCTGTCCGAAGATGAGAATATACGGCTTATCAAGCACGCATTCCATACGCTCTGGGTCTGTAACGAAGTACGGGTTCACCAAGCCTTTCTCCCACTGAAAACCTGTGGTCACTTCGACTGTGGTTTCATTTCCCTTGCTGCTTTCCTCAACTGTAATCACTCCGTCGTTTCCTACCTTTCCGATAGCCTCCGAAATGATACAACCAACCTCCACATCACCGTTTGCGCTGATAGTGGCAATCTGATTTACACGGTCGAACTCAGTCTCACCGATTTCCTTCGCCATCGCTTTAATGAACGAAACGGCTTCTGAACGAGCAGCCTCCATTCCTTCTTTGAAACGCTGTGGATTCTTGACATTAGGAAGAACATTCATTCCCTCTTTAATGAGCGCACGGGTGAGGATTGTGGCTGTGGTCGTACCGTCACCAGCCTCGTCACAGGTCTTTGCCGCAACAGTCTTAACGAGCGTTGCTCCCATACGTTTCATCGGGTCGTCGGTATCGTACGCACGAGCAACCGTTACACCATCTTTCGTGATGTGAGGAATGCCATACCCTTTGTCAATGATTACTGAATGTCCCTTCGGACCAAGAGTAGAAGATACTGCATTAGCGAGTTCATCAATTCCTTCGAAAAGAGCCTCTTGAGCAGATTTGTTGAATAAAATCTTTACATTCATATTTATTACACTTAATCGATTTTTATTTAAAAACGCCCAGTCCCGGAGTCAGGTTCCGAAGACTTGGCAATTTCTTGATTTATTTCTTCGGTCGCTGTGGTATCTCGCACGCACCTCCGGCACACGCTGTCGCAATTTCACTGCCAGCCTGTTTAAGCGGTTCTTCCCATACAATGTTATCGTAGGAAACAGGCTTCATTCGACAGATGGCTTGCCACTTGTGGTATGCGTTTACGTGCTTCAAACAATACGATGTCTTCTGACGGTCGCCTTCCATATACTTGTCGGCAAACGAATTGAAGCGACGCACCCAATCCAACCGTCTTTCGACACGTCGTTTCAGGTAGTCAATGACACAGTTCACGTCTGAGAAACAGATACCGTCAATGTCAACGAGGAAACGTCCGTCCTTGATATTCTCAACAACGAAGTCGGCTATCTGTTTGTCGTTGATTGTAAGCAACTGTGGAGCCAACCCCATCGCTGCGTTACAGGCTTCCCAAACGTCTTTGAACACGTCATTCGCATCAACGATAAGACCGCTCGACAGAATTGCCCCTGCTCCGTAGCGTTCCGCCAACTCAACCTCGTCAAGAACTTCGGTGTATGGTGCTTGAGGATAGTCCAAATCACCAAATGATGATAACAGGCTGATACCACCAAACTGGTCACGATGTTCCCACAGGAACTCCCGTACTTCATCCCATTCATCTGGGCGAACTGTACAGGTATTTGACACGTTCATTCGAAGTTTCGGATTGTCAAGTGTAGAAGGATGAGTCAGGTTCGTACCGTACTCAATCCAGTTCTGTTTCGTTAAGAGAACATATTTCAGGAATTCAATTGCTGTCAGGTTCTGTTTCAGCAACGCTCCTTCGGGAAGTGTAACAGGGAAAGCGATAACCTTTTCACGGTCAGGAGCCCAAACGCTCGCTTCTACCATATCCGGATTGACACGTTCCCACTCTTGAACAGCCTGTTCAGTATCCGCAGCCTGAATGTGACGAATGTAGTGACGAGCGTGTCCGGCAGTTATTCCTGACAAGGTTCCGAGGAGTTGTGAACTGTTCCCAGACGGCTTCACAACTGTACACCGTGCAGCCTCATTGATACCTATCATTCGCGCAATCTTCTTGTTGGTTTCTACAACGATTTGAGCACCACGCTTCTGTACTTCTGGGTCGAACAGGATAGCAGGGTTCTCACAGAGACCCGTAATGCCCACACCAATAAGAGCGTCCCGCTCCGCTATCAACTGTGACCATTTCTCAAGCACACGGAAATTCGTGTAACCAGCCTGCAACGTACAGATAGTAGAGGCTGCTTCACAGGCAGCATAGAAATCCTCAACTGTCTTTACCTTACCACCGTTGATTTCCGCAAGATTACAGAATCCCCAACCCGTATGATAATCACCGTTCTCGTCTTTGATTTGCGGGAACATACCTACCTCTCCACAGGGGTTGAATACAAACCACGGAGAGTCGATGAATACAAATCCTGGCTCCCCATACAACTTGGTATTCTCGTAAATACTGTCAAACACTTCCTTCGGTGTATCAGGTAGGATGGCTGCTGAATTGTTACTCCGGCACAGTTCCGGCATCGTTGCTATCCAGTTACCTGTTTTGCACGCAGCCATTTCAGCATCGTCAGCGTCAAAGATACTTATCATCGCTGAACGACGCACACCCCCTGTCACCACGCTGTTCGCACAGATACAGATAAGATAGTGAAGTTCAAACGGTCTCAATTTCCGTCCTTTAATACGTGTAATGATGTGGTGGCACTTCTCTATCGCCTGACGCAACGGTTCGGGTCCAGGAGCCTTAAATCCCCCTCTGATGTATGCACCTTTCGGGCGGATTGCTGAATAGTCAAACTCAATGTCCGCACCACCATAATAGTAAGCGGTCATCATCTTGCCAACAGCCTCTGCCCACCCCTCAATCGTATCAGGTATCACGAATTTCTCAGCCTGTTTCGAATTATCAAATCCTTTGGGCACAGGAAGCCTATCCGTATGAACGTGCTGAACGCTGTAACCTGTCCCAGCACCACAGAGCAACAGATACATGATTTCCTCGAATACACGTACACGGTCAACGTAGGTAGAGGAACAGTTATAGAAGCGAGCGTGCTTCTCTAACATCAATTCTCCGCCATATTGTAACGCACGCTGGGCTCCCAATACACGTTGCTCGGAATACAGGCTGTATGCGTGAGCAAACATCTTACTGAACTCAGCCTCGTCCTCAGGCTTCACCATACCGGAATAGCGTTTCAAGTGCATATCCATTACTCTGTTCACGGCTTCCTGCCATGTTTCCTTTTTCCCATCATGGGTTTGGGAATACTTGCTCAAAAACACGTACTCCCCGACCACTGGTCGACTGTCCTTTTCAATCATGTTTCTCTTCAATTTTCTTGGTTCTCTTTTTACGAACTGTTTTGGGCTTCGGTGCGGGTTCTTCCTTGCGTTCTGCTATAATGCAGCACGGCATCGATGAACCCAGCGTCAAAGCGAGCACGTCAGGGGTTCCCAACGCTTTGTCTTTCGCTCTGGCTTCCGAAACAATAGACGCAAATATACTACTTTCTACTTCAAGATACAAGGGTTGAGGTCGGTACGTGTTCTCATTCCCGGATTCCTGCTTCGCCATTTCAATGCGAACCCGTTCCGCCTGGAAATGAGTTTCAAGAATTTCTTTCGTAGGTAGAAATCCTTCGAAAGCCTTAATCTTCTTGCACGCCAACAGGCAGACTTTCACTGACTGTTTACCACCCTCGTACACCTGATGAGGAACCATCAGATACAGGTCGATTGGGGTCTGTTTCTTTACTTCTTCCATAATTCAAATTATTTAACAATATATTAAACTTGATGATATCGTTTATATGCGGATTCGGACATTTTCTTTCGAGTTTCTTCACTCATCTTCCGACCTTTCCGTTGTTCACTCCATAATTTTCGAGTTTCTTCTGAAGGAACCCAACCTTTTCTCCCTTCGCTCATCTTCTTTCTAATTTTCTTAGAAAGTTTCTTTCCTTTACACCAAGGAGGAATCCCTGTACGCAATTTTCGAAGACGTTCACATTGTTCTTCAGTAATTGTCTGATTTTGACTCATTCTTTTTCTGGTATCAAATGAAGGCTTCAAAACCCCCTGTCCTCCGGAAGTCATATTATAACCGTGCCTCTTTGAATCAAGTTCCTTAATCCAAAATTTTTCACGTTCATTCAGTTTTTCTAATAATTCAGAATCAGTTTTTGCTTCAACCGTTTCAATTAAATCAACCCAAAACTTTTCAATTCCATATTTTCTCATTGCTCGATATAAAGCATAATCGACTCCACGCTTTGCGCATTCCTTATGTTTCTTGAAACGCTTCAAATATCCTTGAATCGTTATCCCAACATAAGGTTTATTATTTACCGAATTAAATATGACATAAATTTCACCTTTCATATCAGCAATAAATTAATCTTTTTCTTGCCCGAGTTATCGCAACAAATTTCAAACATCTTTCTGCGTATAACGCCAACTCAGTAGTTGCATATTTAGATGGCAACAACTCTGGTTCTAAGAAATATATATTGTCACTCTCTAAACCTTTCGATTTATGTATGGTCGACAGCGTGATGCCACGACTGGCGTTCTCTACAAATATATCGTAAATCCGGGAGCGCACGGTTTCCAAATCACCGAAATATTCGTACAGGCTCAACAAAACATTCACTTTCTCATTCAACTTGTCGTATGCCTCACACTTGGTTGGACTCTTAACTCCCTTCTTCTGCAACTTACTTATCATGTTCTCAAGAACCTGTTCAAGTCCCCATACGTCCTCGACGCTGTCTATGAGCGATACAAGTTCATCACCGAATTCCTTCCCAAGAATTGTACACTTCTTCCCCTGCCGTAACAGGGTGATGAAAGCGTCAACCAACGGAGCGTTATTCCGGCACAGAATGAAATCCCCTTCCTGAGCGTCTTTAAACGTACCATCCCCAACGAACCCTTTAACCGCTCCAGGAGCAGCCACTATACCATCGGGGAACACTTTACAGGCTTCGGCAACTATATCCTGAGCGCAACGATACGTCATTGACAGAGGCAGCGTCACTGTATTAGGAGCGTTCTTGATAGCCTGTAACGAGTCAAGATTACTCCCCATGAATGAATAAATTGATTGCTTTTCATCACCCACCGCTATCAGGCGACCTCGTGGTGTCTTACACATCTTCACGACCTCAAACTGTAATGGACTGATATCCTGACACTCGTCAAGCATAACGACATTGTACTGTTTGAAGTCATCCCGATGAACGTATTGAGTCGCATAGTATAACATATCAGTGAAGTCCATAGGAAGTTTCCCCGACCCACCTTTTAGGAAGTAATTATCAGCAATCTTTTTATTGAGCATACGGAGTTCTATTGCTCTCTTAGCGAGATTTTCGTCAGCCTCTTCACCGTACCTCTCACCCAATGATATTATTGCCTCTACATCGTCTTGTACGAGGTTAAAACGCATGAGGTCGTAGAGCCTGCATATCTTCATTATCATTCCCGGAATACGCTTCGAGTGAACCCCTTTGAAGTTCATCTTCTCTTTTGCCAGATTGAAGTTCTTTGAATCCGACAACGCAAAATTCAGACTGAACGCTTTACACAGGCTTGACAGCGCACACGAATGTAGGGTGGAAGCCTTTACGGTTCTTGGGAGTCGCTGACCCAACTCCTCTGCGATTGACTTATTGAACGCCAAGAATATCGAACTCTTTATAGGAGGAGTTATCTCCGCTAACTTACAGAGAGTGAATGTCTTTCCACTCCCTGCCGTTGCACTGACGAAAATGTTCCTGTTCGTACTTTGGTATTCGTCAACTATCGCTTGTTTATACTCATCTAATTTCGCCATATACTAAATCTTTTCTACTTTATAATCGATGTCCAATTGCCCATTATAATACGGCTCAAACAGGTATGTTCCATTAACCCGTTCAAACAACTCCTCTTCACTTGCGTAGAAGCAATCGCCTATAATGTTCACGTCTCCCATCTTATTCAGTTGTTCAAACATCTCAGTCTTTTCAGGGAAAACAGCGTCAGAGCCATCATGGTGGAACCAACTGAACCCCTCAAGCGGTCTGTCCTGAACGTAACTGTCTTGCGTCTTATAATTCGCCAGAGCGTCCGCACAGGCATTACCGTAAACCAACGGGTCGGACAGGTCTTTCCCGTGTCCGTTGATGTGTGATATACCGAACACCATCTTTCGACGGCTTTCAATTTCTTTCAGGATTTCTTTCCAAAGTTCAGGATTCTTAACTCCCCACCACCCGTTGGCTCGCCATTGTGAAAGTAGGGACTTCTTGAAGGCATTCACCACGAACTCGCTGTCGGCTACGACATGAACCTTTGTATAGACGTCTGGGTCTATCATCTGTATCGCTGCCAGCAACGCTTTCATCTCCATACGGGAGGTCGTCGTGTTCCAAAAACCTCTTCTCAGGTGTATCTCCTGATTTCCATAAGGAATGTACACCCCGAACCCACCTAATTTTCGGTCGCTCTTTGCGTTACAACTTCCGTCGGTGAATATTGTTATGTTAATCCTCTCTTTTGGAACCATATCACTCAACCTTTCTTATCTTTAAGCCGTGTATGGTTTGCCACCCCTGTAACCGGAGAGCATCCTCAACTTTGTCTTCACTGACAGCCATAACGAATTCTGCCTGTTTCTTGATTTGTCCTTTACGTTCTTTCGTACCGAAGAACTTTGCTTTGAATTGAATTTTGTCCATTGTTATCACTAAATTATTTGATAATTACATAACGTCTCCCGATGGCTCGAGTTTCCGTCATTTCAGATGTTTTTGTAAGAATTTCCTTGCCAATAGTTCATTCTCGCTTTGCCCCCTGTTCACCACCCCTGTTATAAGGCTCTTATCCTTAACGGTTTCTCTCATTTCAACGTCTATCGTGTCGGGTGATAATAGGTAGGTGATATTTATACTATTCTTTTGCCCCATTCGCTCAAGACGACTGTTCGTTTGTTCCAGGTCGGTTGACTTGTCAGGTAGTTCAATGTAGAAGAGATTCGAGCAGTTGTCCTGAAGACCGTCCGTACCTGTCCCAGCCGACTGAATGTTCGCAAAGAGTAACCGATGTTTCCTCTGTGAAAACTCGTTCACGATTTGTTGCTTCTTATCAGCCGAGACCCCACCCTGTATTATCGGAGCCTTGAAATATTTCGCCAGTTCCTGAAGCGGTTCACGGTGTACACCGAAGACCACCAACTGTTCGTCTTCATTCGCCTCTAACCAATCCTTGATGTACGATTGCATAAACGGCAACTTCCCTTTCACTGACAGGGATTTCAACGTGTTAATCATTACAAGGTGGGGAGCGTTCACGGCATTGTTAGCCTTCTCGATATCTATCTTCTCAAGATACGCTAACAGGTCTGACTCGGCTCGCCTGTACTCCTTGAGGTTCACAATAGGAACGTCAACTGTTTGCTCTACCAGCGGTGGGAGTTCCTCAAGAACGTCCCTCTTATTCCGTCGTATGTAACCGCCCATTCGTAACAGTTCATGAAGTTCCTCGAGGTTACTGAACCCACTGTCGTCGAACCCGTATGCGGTTTGTTTCCCGTTACAGTAACGAAACTTGAACTCCAACGTATCACCAAAGATGTCATCAAACCGCCTAATTATCTTGAACGGCTGTATAAGGTCGGCTGGCTTATTCTGAGTCAGCGTACCTGTCAATCCCCATACGTGTTCTATTCGCTTGGTTATCTTCTTCGCCATCTTGGTTCGAAGAGCCTTTTCCGACTTCAAGAAGTGTATCTCGTCCAAGGCACAGGCTCCCCAATACTTCTTGAGTAGTTCCTTGAACTTCGCTGTCGGCTTCTCCATGTTACGTTCCCCGAGCACATCGTAATTGATAATCACGACATCGCTATCCCATACGGCAGGGTCGAACTTTCGTTTCCTTTCGATTACACCTACTTTTCGGTCAGGCATCCACTTCGCCCATTCCTTCTTCCAATTGTACTTCACGGACGCTGGGGTAACTATCAGAGCCGGAAACGCTCCGAGTAGTTCAATGATGATAATCGTCTGGGCTGTCTTACCCAACCCACAGTCATCTCCATTGATACAGTTCCCGTGATTAATCATATAGGCAACCCCCTCGCACTGATAGGGACGGGGAATTCGCTTCATTCCTATCTCTTTACAGGCTTGCTCAACTTCCTCGGCTGTTATCACCTCTTCGGGTTCCTCATAATCAATCACACGACGAGAGGGAACGTAGTTCATTCCCTCTTTGAATCCGTTCTCTTCAAGCCACTTCTTCAACGGGTTCACCGTGACAAGTGAGAACGGAATGTACCACTCTCTGTTTTGGGGATTGTATCCCGCACCTGGAAATTTCTTAACTTGACTCACTAATTGAGCGTCGTAAGAAAATCCAACGTACCAATAATCACGGTCTCTGTACCAATATCTCATAACGATTCCTCCTTTTTGCCTCGGACATCTTCCTACGAGTTTCCTCAGAATGTTTCTTACCAAAGAAAGGATTCCTTTCACCGCATAAAGATTCAGAAATTTTCTTCTTCACTCTTTCGGAGTGCTTCTTACCATACATATAACAATTCTTTCCGGAATGAGAAATTGAAAGTTTTCTTTTATGTTCCTCAGACAAAGTTTTCCCTTTTGTTGGCGAAACTTTTCCTTTCTGGGCTTCAGAAATTTTTCTTCGATGCTCCTTGCTCAAATGTTTCCCAAAATTTGGATTCTTTACCCCAATTCTTGACAGGGATATTTTCCGTTTCGTTTCTTCAGAAAAGACATATCCCAATAATCCACCATCCCCACCATCTGTCGAATTGTACCCGTCAATCTTAGTGTTGAACCGCTTTATAAGCCTCATTTCAACGTAGCCAAGTTTCTTCTTCAGAATCTCTTTCGTAGGAGCGGAAACAGTCATGACCTCTTCGACTGTAAAGTTCTCCTCGCCATACTTTCGAATGGCTCGATGGAACTTATGGTCGGAGCCTCGTTGAGCAGAACCTTTATGATGTCTCCACCTCTCTTCAATCGACATCACTGTCTGCCCAAAGTACAGTTTCCCAGTGGGCAGACAGGTGACGCAATATATGTAACCTTTAATTATCATTTTACCATATCTTCAAAATCTTTTCTCGAAATTATTTTAATTCCATACTCAGACGCTTTCTTCATCTTTGATGATGAACTATTCATATCGGCTGTCACCAACAAATCTAAATCTTTTGACACTCCATTCGCTACAATGTAACCAAACTGAGGAAGTATCTTTTCAAGTTCCTTATCTCTAAAACCCGTCAAACACACCTTTTTAAATCCCCCATCAGGAGTCTCAACCTTTGGCGACTGTACATAAGTAATAACGACTCTTCTGTCTTTTCCCCTCGAAATATACGTTTTTAACCCCTTTACGAAAGTCAAAGCCAGCACCTCACCTATTCCCGGAATAAGTTCACATTCGTGCTTTAAAGCGACAGCAAACTCCGCTGTAAACTCATCACGATAAGAATTTCTTAATTTTTCAATTACTCTCTCATCCAAGCCGTCTAAGATTTTCTGACAGGTCGCCTCGGCAATCTTTCCGTCAAATACATTTATGGCTGTTAGGTAACGAGCCAACGGTACTCCGGCAAGAACCTTTTCAATCTGGCTTGAAACGGTCTTTCCTTTTGACTTTCCTAACAGGTTCTGGAACTCAGCAACGTGCGACTCAAGAATTGTGTCTATCGTCTTATAGCCGTGTCCATACAAACGACGTATCGTAGGCTCCTCAAATTGTTCGCAACCCATCGTGCGGAAGAAATACACCATACCAGAGATTACTCTTTCCTTGCACGACTCATTTGAGCATACAAGGTCAACGTGCGTTTCGTTCCATTTAAGCGGTTCCCCACAGGAAGGACAGATAACAAGGTCGTCCATCATATCAGTGTACGCATTCTCGTTATATTCAATCGTCTTCAAGTGTTTAGGGATAACGTCTCCACCACGTGTTACTTCGATGAACGCTCCCTCACAGATATGCTGGTCAATCAGGTAGGCTGCATTATACGCTGTGGCTCGGGATACGGTTGCTCCGTTAATCTCAACGGGTTCGATGATGATTACAGGGTTCAGAACACCTGTCTTCCCTATTCCCTTTTCTATACTGATAACCTTTGTCTGGTACACGTCACACCACTCTTCCTTCTTGAACGCAATAGCATAGGCGGGATTTCCGTTAGGAAGCCGTCCCAGTTGTTCACGGACGCTTTCTTCATCGACTTCTATCACCACGCCATCAATCTTGTATTCAGCATCAAACCTGTCATGAAGTTCCTCATCAAGCAACAGGTTCATTTCCTCATCGTCGAGTTCCATTATCTCTTCAATCAAGAAACTGACATACGGAGTAACATTATGGAACGTTCTTTTCAATTCTTCGAGAACGCTTGACTTGTCGCCTGTAAGGTCGGAGCCATAACGCACGAAGTCCACGTTCGCCATAAAGCGGTTGTTCCAACCGTCCGGAGAGTTGAATATTCCGGCAACCATATTACGAGCGTTCTTATAGGCGAAGTCGGCTTGGTTGTCCTTGAGGTGGGCAAAGGTCTTCTTCTTCATGATAGCCTCGCCCCACGTGTGCATAAGGTATGGTTCCGGATGCTCGCTCTCGCCATTGAACATACGGTCGAAGTGTTTCGTTGACAACTGTCCTTCTACACCATCACCACGAGTCCACGCTCTCTTATCGTCTTCATCAACGACAAGGCTTATTCCGTCAAATTTAGGAGTGGCGACAATCTCCTTACAACCTGCAGCAAACATCTTCTGTAACCATTTGCGGAAGTCCTTGATTGTCTTGATTTTTTCGAGGCTGTACATAGGGACAGGCAACGGCTCCATACGGTCGGTGGCTTCCTCTACGATACCTTTCTTGAAGAACTCGTCCTCCGGACTGTTTACTCTCAGAGTTTCAACCATGTGGTCGTAATCAACATCTGATATTTGAGGATTGCCCTCACGATAAGCCTTATTGAGAGCCACCAACTCGGCTCTCAGGCTGTTAATCTTTTCTTGACTTAATTTTGCCATAACGAAATTATTTATTTTTGGTGCAATTCGTAATTGTGGTGACTGTACGATTCCCCGATTTAAATGTGGAAACCATATACAGAAGATTTTCTTCTTCCTCGTCCCATACCCAATACAATGATGAATGATTGTTATACTTCATCAAATCTCTACCAGTTCTTCTCGCGATACGAGCAGCCTCTCTTGCTGATGTTGTTTCAACTGTGAAAGTATCACCTCCGTTGTATTGAATATTGAACTTTTTCATAACCTTTGATTTTTAATGACACTACAAAGGTAATGGATTCTCATGAGATTCCAAAGAGTTTTCCCTGAAAATCTTCAAAAGGCTGAAGAAATTTCTACAATCTCCCCAGCCTTTTAACGCTTAACGTCCAATTTTCGGTTTAATCTTCCATCATATTGTGGTAAAGTTCGAGTCGGATTTTAGCATACGCTGCTTCGACGTTGGTGAAGGCACGCTGGTTGTTCATCCCTTTATCATTATATATTTCCGACTCGACTACCTTTGCCACCTGTTCAATCCATTTCGTATTCGTATAGGAAGACAACTTCTTGCCACGGAACGTAAAACAGTCAAATTTCGAATTTCGGTCTTCATGTAAGTTCGTCAGCAACTGTCTTATCTTCTTCGCTGTTCCTTCCTTATCCGAGATATGGTTCTCTTCACGAACCCTCTTAATAATACGGCACACCCTTTCAACCGCAAGGTCGAACGCCATATTCGTGACCGTCTTGATACGCATCTGCGTCTCGGGGACAAGTCCCTCGGATATGTTACTGAGTTGAATGTTTTGATTCCTCGTCTCAGCCAACAGTTCTTTGAAAGTTTCCCGCTGTGCGCTCATTGTGTCGTTAATGACTTTCATGAACCAACGGAAGAAAGTTACCCACATCAGTGCTGACAGCACCAAAAAGAATCCGGCTGTAATAGCCATCATTCCGAAATCTCCAATGCTCTTTCCTGTCTCGATAGCAGGATTAATCATGTCTGTACCCATCGTTATTCCTTGATTTTGTTAAAGTTTTCACTCGTTGTTATCTTTATTGGTACAAAGATAATAATTCAAAATGAAAGTCTCTAACCTTGGTTCAAGGACACTTTGGTAATCCAGAAGTAATTATCCGTTCCAAACTTGAAATCCTCTTTGTGAACTGACTGAATTCGCTCACGAAGCCTCTGTTCCGTTATTCTACTGGCGAAGTTATGCCCGATGTTTGCGAGTAGCGGTGTAACCTCTTGAGCGTCCCGTACTTCATTGTATCGACATTCACGTGTCTTCAACCGTACCTCCGGAGCAACGTAGGCTCGGAACTCACCCATGATTTCCACCACGAGTATCTTACAGTCACAATTCATTACAAGTCCTCGACAAGCGTCAAGAAACTCTTTCTTAGCAGCGTTATTTTCCATAACCAATCATTTTTTCTATTGCATTTTTCTTTCGTTGTTCTTTCTCATCCGCAGCACCACGCTTCAGTTCCCTGTCAAACCGTTGGCGAAGTATCTCCTTCTTTTTGTCGTCAGGCAGTCCCTTAAAGACGCCAACGCTGAACTCTGGTATAGTGCTCTCAACTTCTGCGAAAACCATCTGTTCGCGACAGTTAGAACACTCATACGGCTTCCCCACAATAGTAGGAACCATCTTCTTGAGTTCTTTACTGTACTTCATCACGTATTTTCCCGGAGTAAACGCCACGCCATGAAGTTCACAGGCTTCATTCGGGCAGCACAATACATATTTCATAAATAATGCCTCCTTCCATATTCAGCGATTAATAAACTGTCAGTCAAGTTGTCATCGGCTTTCGTACAGTTCTCCGTCCGACGTAAATCCTGTCGAGGGAACAACCGCTTCGCTGCAAGCACTGACATCACTTTCTTGTCGGGGTTCGGTTTGATGCCCTCGTACATTTCTTTCTGCCACTTCTTAGGAGTCACCAGCACAATCCTCAAACCGCACATGATGAACCCCATACGAAGCGCATAACATACTCCCCCGAAAGTGAACGTAGCACCCGCAGCAGAACGTGGTAGAGCGTGAACATCCTCTATCACGACAACCGTGTTATTGATGTCACACTCCTCCGATATCTGAATAATCAATTCTGACAGTTCATGCAGGTCAAGTTCCTTTCCCACCTTTGGCATCGGATAGTGCTTGATACCTGTACTTTTCATCACCGTGATGAACCCCTGTTTTCCTGGGTCTACTCCGATAACTGTTTGTTTCTTTTCCATACTATTCTATATAACTGTAACCGTTTTCCTTCACGACGGTGAGAGTGGTTACACCAGCACGAATATTCATAACGTGACTGATTACATATACAGGATGATGAACATCGCTCATTGACTCAAGTAGAAGAGCCAAGCCCAACGGGTCTGTTCCCTCAAGAACCTCATCAATCATTAGAAAGTGAAGTCCTCCCCATTGGTTCGTTCCGTTAATCATTTCCTGAAATGCTTGTATCAAAGCCATTTCAATTCTTGCTCTCTCGCCTCCGCTAAACGACCAGAATGATTTATATTCGCCCTCGCCATTGATGACTGATACAGTTATCTCCTCTTTGATTTTCCCTTTCGCATTACGTTTGAACCCGTCTATTGACAGGCGAAGTTCTGAACGCTGCTTCTGTAAGGACATATTCGCGAAGTTCTGAATTATCCGTAACTGCTCACAGGCGAGGCTCATCTTGAACTCCTTGAAACGCAACCCCCACTGTACCATGTCTGATACCTGTTTCTCGCACTCCCCGTATTCCTTGTTTGCCTTTTCGAGTTTCTTTTTCGTCAGGGCAACAAGACCTTCCAGTTCGGCTTCCTTGGTTTCCATTTCAGCCTGTTCAGCCTTTTCAAGTTGTTCAACCAACTGTTCGCTCTCATTGTTACAACGTAATTGAATCCCTTCTTGATGCTTGATATCTTCTTGGTAGGAGGATATCATTTGGTTGCTTCGGGTTATCTCCCCACGGATTTTTGTTATCTCTGCTTGAACCTCACGAATGGCTCTGACTGTACCCTGTTCCTGAACACGTATCTTCATGAACTTGTCGTCGTACTTCTTCACTCGTTCCTCGAATGAGTTAAGTTCTTCCAACGCTGTTTTCGCAAGGTTTTCCTGGGTCTCGGCTTCCTTCTTCTGGCTTTCAATTTTCTTCCGAGTAGTGGAAACATCAACCGTTTCATCTGATGTCACAAACTCCGTTCCACACTTCGGACACTTTACAGTCCCTTTCAGGATAGCCGTGAGGCGGTTGGCTTCGGCAGTGTACTGTGAGGACAGTTCCTGTGCTGCTTTACGCTTCTTCCTCGCTGCCTCTACCTTTGTATCAGTCGAAGAACGTTCTTTCGTTAGAGAGTCATATTGAGCCTTATAGTCAATCGCTTCTAATCCCTCTAACTTCTTAGAGGCTTCAGTGACTTTCTTCTGGTTGTCCTTGATACTCTGTTCAGCCAACTTGATAGCCGTCCGGGAATTCTCAATCTTCTTTTCCGCTCCGTCGTACTCCTGTATGACAGCGTCAATTCGTTCGTTTATACGCTCTATAAGTGATTGTCGTTCCTCCTCAAGATTACGTTCTCGCTCCTCAGCCAACTGTGTCTCATAGACACCCAATTCACCCTCTATCTTTTGAACCTTTCCCAAGGCAACAGCCTTCTTTTCTTCCAACGGCTTAATCTTCTCTTTGATTACGCTGTCAGAGTCGTCTAACTGTTCAGCCTTAATGAAGCGATTTATCAACGACAGTTTGTCGGAGTTGGATGACGAAACGAATGACTTGAAATTCTCTTTGTTAAGGATATAGAAACTCTTCAGGTCTTCCGAGGATATACCTATCCAATTCAAGATGTAAGCGTTCCCGTCATTGACGGTTGCTACCTGTACCGAACCCTCTTCCTCATTAATCATGAGTTCCAATGACGCTGAACCTTTCTGTCTCAGGGTTCTATGTATATTCAGCGTTTCTTTCCGTATCGGGCAGTAGATGTCAAGCCAGATGTCCGCCTCTTCTTCACCCCACAAGATTAAGTCCCTGTCAAGTGTTTGTTTCTTGAGCGAGTTAGCAAGGATTGCATACGCAATCCCTGCTTCCATCGTACTCTTCCCTGCTCCGTTCGTTTCCTTTGACTCTATCTCCGTCAGGTTCTTTCCCTTGATTAAGACAGGCTCATTCACGAACTTATGCTTCAGTTCCTTGAATGACAGGAAATTCTTCAAACGCAAATAGGTGAGTTCCATACTAAATTGTTTTCATGATTTGTTCTTCGATTTCTTCCGCAAGGTCAATGTCGCTTGAGATTATCTCACGAGCCTTTTCTTGACCCTGTGCCAGCGTCTTTCCTTTGTACTTAAAGAACGAGCCAGCCTTTTCAATGATTCCCCGTTCAACTCCTACGAGTAACAGTTCCGAAGCCTTATCAATTCCCTCACCGAAGCGAATGTCGAACTCGGCTTTCCTGAACGGAGGTGCAACCTTATTCTTCTCAACTTTCACCTTGATGTGGTTAGCGGTTTCTTCGCCACGGTCTCCAACTGTACCTGACTTCGCAATGTCCAACACCTGTGAAGAGTAGAAGCCAAGAGCCTTTCCTCCCGGAGTCGTCTTCGGTGAACCATACACCACACCAATCTTGTCACGATATTGATTGATGAAGATGACCAACTGTTGGTTCAGTTTAATGTCACCAATCAATCCGGGAAGCCACGTAGCCATAAGCCGAGCCAGCACACCCATCTTAGCATCGCCCACATCGGCTTCCAAATAACATTTAGGGAACATTGCCGCCACCGAGTCCATCACGATTGCTCCGATTGCTTTCGACTTAACAGCCTCTCTCATGATTTCGAAACATTCTTCCGCAACTCCTGGTTGGCACAGAATAAACATCTCCGGAGATATGTTTACCCCCAGTGCTTCTACATAATCCATGTCAATTGCGTTTTCACGGTCTATGTAGAGAACCGCTTTGCCTGTCTGTTCCTGTATGTTCTTACAGGCTGTCAGAGCCAACGTAGTCTTTCCCGAAGACTCGTAGCCACGCAATTCAATGATACGACCCATCGCATAACCGCCACCAAGTGCCAAGTCGAGCGACAGGCTTCCTGACGATACGAACTCTACTCCTTGAGTATTGTTTCCCGCCACAACTTCTTTGCCGAACTTCTTTTGTAGGGAGTTCACCAAATCTTCTACTCCTGCCATTGCATTACTTCTTTTAATAGTTTATATCCTTCATCATATTCGTAGCCTTTTTCATCGCAAAATGCTTTGAACTTTTCGGCTATATCTGTTCCGGACAGTTCCTGAACCACTTCGGCTTCCTCAGCCTCCGTGACTTCAACGTCCGTGTACTTTGCTTTCACTGAGATACCGTGTTCGGTGAAGACTTTTTTGTTGACAGCCTTAACAGCCTGTTGGTCTCCCACAAGCGTTATCCGAACGTTGACGCCATCTGTGTTCGTTTTAGCGAGTTTTAATATCTCTTCCTTTGAAGTCTTAAGGACATCAACTTTTATTTCCTTATACGGAACGAATTGAGCCTTTACGAACTCGAAGGACGTATCGCTGTACAATACCGTAAATCCCTTCTCCTCATCTTCCCCGAAGTTATTCTGACGGGTACTCGGTAGGTGAAACACGTTGGCTCCTGGTTGTTGAGCGTCATGATAGTGCCCCAGCATGACCTTTCCGTACTTTGAGAACAGTTTCAACGGAATTTTGTTATTCACGACCTTCCCGTCATTGTTGATAGAACCCTGTACGGCTGTATGGCTGAACAGGATTGATGTCTTACTTTTTGGAGTAGGTAGTTCAGCGAACTTCTCTAACCATACGTCTTGTGCGTAGAATGGCAAGAAGTGACATTCAACCCCTTTCAGGTCTATACAGGTAGGAATCTCATACAGGTTGAATCCTGGATGGTACTTATACGCTGTCAAGAAACTTTCGTCTGACTCATAGTCAGTCTTATCATGATTTCCGGGAATACAGAGCAACGTGATACCATGTTCATGATACAGTTCTATCATCTCTGTTAGACAAGTGAGAAGTTCTTGTCGTTGGCTTAATCGTGAGTCGAAGATATCCCCAAGCCATATTACAGTATCAACCCCCTGTTCCTGAGCCAACGCAATTTCCTGTTCGGCTATATCCAACAGTTCAAGCGCATTCGCCTCTTGAAGATGTTTATCTGTACTTATTATTGCGATAGGTTCTTTCCTCATTGTCGAAATTATTTAAAATGAAAGTCCAAGTGTATAACGCTTGGACTCTCACTCTGATTACTCATTGTTTACTTCTTTTTGTTGCGCATAGCACGGATACGGTCTATCGCACTTTGACCAGATGAACTACCAGCGTCCGAAGCAGGTCTTACTCCTGGAGTAGGAGCGGGAGTTTCATCTTCAGGTTCGGGGTCGGGTTCATCACCACCGTCATTGTCCCCAGCGTACTCTTCACCACCATCGGAATCACCGTCATCAGAACCATCCCATCCGGGAACGTGTTCAATATCGTATCCGAGGTCTTCGTGTTTCAGAGCCAACTGATAAGCTTCTTCCAATTCAGCACCCTCGAGGTCGAGTTCCTCGTATCCTTCACCGTACTGGCGAATGAACTCTTCGTTCACAACTTTCAGTTTCTCTTCGGGTGTGGGTTCGGCTTTCTTCTTTGTAACAGCCTTTTTCGCTGGAGCCTTTGCCGCAGGGGTTGCTTTCTTAGCAGCCGGAGCCGCAGGTGCTGCAGGCTTCTGTTCCTCTTCACTCGGACCGAAAGGTAGGTCATCCGCACCAGACGGTTTTTCGCCTGTCTTCTCTTCAATCATGTTCTGGAGTTCCTCTACCATGTCAAGGAAGTCATCCTGAGCAAAGATTTTGTAAGAATTGGCGTCATCGAAGCGTTTCAAACCATCAAGTGCATAGTCGAAGTCACGTTTGCCGTAACAGTCAACATACAACTTCTGAAGACTGGGCAGTCCCTCAAGTTCCTCAAGAACCTTGTCGGAAACAGCGTTCTTTTCAAAGTAGTCTTCCCATGTCTGTCCTACTTTCAACGGTAACGACTTGAGCGTTTCAACTGTCTTGTTATTCTCGTCCTTACCACGACTCCACTGAATAGGGAAGCCAGTTGACGGGTCGCTGAACATATCTATCGCAGCCGTGTCGTTCTGAGCACACAGGTCGGCAGACTCTTTATTCAGTGCTTCCATCTGTTTCGGTTTCAGGCTGTCACGGTAAATCTTTCCTTCGATGAAAGCATAATACACGTATTCCAATTGAGGACGAATTCCCGGAACCCACGTACCGTTCTTTCCACCCATACGATAACCCGTAATCGGGTTCAGGAAGCGAGCACGTTCTTCTTTGTCCTGGAACTGTTCAGCCTGTTCGTAGACACGCTTGATGTACTCTTCGATGATGTCGTACGGATAACCACCGTGAAGCGTCGCCAAGAAGATTTTCTTGTTTGAAATTTTCTTCCCGATAACTTTTCCTTCCTTGTCCTTTTCGTCGACTTCACACTTGAGCATCGCTGTCAGCATAGGCACGTAGGGAGAGTCTCCTGGTTCGTGTGCCGGAAGAACACGTTTCACGGTGATACCGTCTCTTTGTTTCCAGAACTGAGCATACTCGCCTTTACCACCAAAATACGTGTCATACTGCTTTGTTTGCTGTACCGTCTCACTAACAGTTGAGAGCGGTGCTGCCTTCCATTTACTTCTGTCTAATGGCATAATACTAAATTTTTAAAATGTTGATAATTATCTGTTTTCCTTCACTATTCGTGTAACGTCTTCGAGAAACTTCTGTTCGTAACTCTTAATAGATTCCATCAGTTCGATGATGTCCTCAGCCTCTTGTCCGGCACACTTGTTGGCGATTAACTGCAATGCTCTCGGGAGCGTACAACCATAAGCCATGTCGTCCATTTTACCATTAGGATGGCGAGGACTGTCAGACTTCTTTAATTGGTAAACGTCATAACTTGATGCGTGACTTTCAACTGGTTTCAGGTAGAATCCGTCTGTGACTTTAATGTAACCTTTGAACTCTTCTACTGCGCTGGATTGAACTGTTTTCTTTGCCATAATTCTAATTATTTGAATGTTTAACTTAAATTTGATGATACAAAGGTAATGGAATCATTCGAATTATCAAAGAAGTTCCCCGAAAATTCTTCGAAAAATTTATTTGAACCCTGCTTTCTTGATGAAGAAACTGTTTACTTTACCCTCTACCAATTCCCCGAGGAACTCCGTTGGGGTGACAGGTTTGAGGAGGTTGTTCAGTTTCTTAGACTTGTCCTGAACCGCCCACTGAAGTGCGTCAAGGACGCTGAAATTCTTCTGAGCGTCAATATACGCAATACAGAGATTCTGATAGTCTTCGTCAAGTAGGAGAGCCTCGTCAAGAGCCTTTTCCGACAACTTGATTTCCTCAACTTCCCCGTCTTCCAAAGCCAACGTGAACTTTCCGCCATTACGGTTCGCCTCGCGACGCCATTCCTTCTTTGTCTGGGCTTCGTAAACCTCTTTCTCGAGTTTACATTCCGCGACTTTCTTTTCGGCTTCAGCACGGAGCAACCCTACTTTGTTCAGGAGCGCACTGACTGTAACCGCTTCACCATATAAATTACTGTACTCAATAGAAGTGAGTTTATCGATGTCAACCGTGTCCTCAAATCCATTTGTTTGTAATGTCACTGGGACATCATTGAAATGCACAAGAATGTTCATAATTTTCTTCCTTTTATCTTAGTAAATTTATAACGTCAAAGTAACGATATTCGACTCGAAACAGGCTCTCAGCGTGTTCACCTCTTTACGGTTGTCGTAGGAAAGGATACCATTGATGAGTATCAGGTTCGCTCTTCCGCACGATAACAGGGGTTCCAACTGTTCGTATTCCTGCTGGAATATCACAATTTCGATGAACTCATAGTTCGCCTCTAATATCAGGCGACACATCGTATCCCCCTTGCGTGTCTTCTTAATCTCCATTTCAGCGATGAACCCAGCCAACACGACGTACCCGTTATTCGGCTTCACTTCCGTATCGTGACACTCCTCAAGAGTAGCATATTCGTAGGCATCAGGGAACTCCCCAGCGAACCTGTCATAGATTTTCTGGTAATCAAAGAACGCCAGTCCGGATACTTTCTTTTGTAGGAGTGCCCACCACCAAGCGTCATTGGCGTGGAAGTCGGCTCCAACTAATACAGGGTCGTCTTCCTTAACATTTCCCTTCGTTGTTCCGAGGAAGTGTACCAACAGGTCTATTCGCTCCTGAGGTTTCTTTACCCCCTCAAGACTGTCGAACGCTCCTGCCAATATCAGGTTTCTGATGATACGGCTGTTCACTGCTGAACCCTTCCATTTATGTCGGGTGATAAAGTCGTCTAACGACCAATATTGACCGTTCTCTGTACGTTCCTTTATAATTTGGGTTGCAGCCTTTTCTGCGACCTGTTTGACTCCTGTAATTGACCAATACAAGGCTTTCTCTTTGAAGTTGATAACAACATCGGTATCCGATATATTGATATCCACAGGACGTACCGTACAGACTCCCGTCTTATTGATTTCCGCAATGTAGCGTGAATAGTCAGACTCCATCGCATACTTAAACGCCACCGACCAATACTCAATAGGATAGTGAACCTTTATCCACTGAGAGATATAGCCTGTAATCGCATAGGCAGCAGCGTGGCTTCGGTTGAACAGGTACGTCGAAGCCTTATCAATAGCGTCCCACACCTTTTCAGAGTATTCCTGTGTTACATGATAGGTATCACGGTAATACGGAATAAACCGTTCTTTGTACTGTTGTAGTGCCTCGTACTTTTTCTTTACCATTGCTTTACGCACGTCATCAGCTTCTACCAAAGACAACCCGCCTAGCTCCCGACAAAGTTGCATAATTTGCTCCTGATAGGCAAATACTCCATACGTGTTCTTAAGAATATCTTGTGTGCCTGTAAAATACTCCACCGTCTTTTTGCCCTCTTTACGCAACACGTACTCATTATGGAAGTTGTTTTCCATTGCTCCCGGACGATACAACGAAATAGCGGCAATCAGGTCTTCAATATTTTCAGGTTTCATCTGACGGCAATAACCCGTTAACCCACGGCTACCGAAGTGAAAATTATCTTCATTCCACCCGTTCTGGAAAAACCTGTAAACTTCTTTGTCATCAAGCGGTACACTAAATATATCCAAATCCACATTTTCGTGTTCTTTAATGAGGCGTACCATGTCTTGAAATTTATCAAATTGGGCTACCCCCAAAACGTCTTCTTTCAAAAATCCGGCAGCATCCATTTCACCACCTTCCCATTCCGTCACATAATCATCACCCTGTTTACGAATAGGAACCCACCTGAACATATCGTGCTCATCTGGGAAAACCATCATCGCACACGCATGGATACTCTGTGCTTTAGGTGCAGGCATAATCAACATTACTTCGTTAATTAAATCTGGATACGTTTTTACAAAATCTTTGACACGACTGTTGGCACACGCAATTTTAAACAGGTCTTCAGGTTTACGGTCTTTAACGTCAAACGCTTTCATCATGTCGTTCATTTCCTGAAAGTTAAGCCCATACACTCGTGCCATGTCCTTAATTGCCGCCCGTAGTTGCAATGCACTATAAGTACCTACTGAACAAACCTGTTGCCATCCATAACGTTCTTCCATGTACTTCTTTACACGGGGTCTGTCTTCTCCTGGATAGTCACAGTCAATATCGGGGAGTGAAACCTTAACACGTCCTGCGTTCAAGAAACGCTCAAAAAGTAAGTCATAACGCATTGGGTCAAGTTTGGTAATTCCCAATAAATACGACACCAAACATCCACCCGCTGAACCACGGCTTATTCCTGTCATTATTCCATTACGGTGACACCAATTAATGATATCCCATGTAATTAAGAAGTAGTCAATTGCCTCGCCTAACTTTATAACCCCCACCTCACGGTCTATGCGCTCCATAATTACATCTTCGCCCCATGTTGCAAGCAAGTCCGAATGCTTATCAAGCCCCTCAGCAATAAGAGCCCAAAAAAGGTCTTCATTAGTGTCATACACTTTTGCCTCATCAGGGGTCATCTTATAATGTGGCAGATGTCGCTGTTTCACATTAATTGTGAAATCAATTCCCAATGCAATGTCTTCCAATAAACTAGCTGCGTCTGTGAAACGTTGATAAGCATCCTCAAACCCCTCATCAGTATTTGGAAACATGGCTGCTAACTCCAAGAAAAGTTGGTCGTTGGATTTAAAGTATTGGTTCTCACTTTCATAGGCAGTTGTGCCGCCAATGCTATGTAAACGAGGGCGAATGCAGCAATACTCCTCATCTAAATACCATGCGTCACCCATTGGCACGGGCATCAAGTTTCTATCTTTAAAAAACTTTTTCAGGTTCTTTAAGTACCACTCATCACGGCTATCATCCACATACTCACAGGGGTCTAATTGATACACCCCAACATCTAATTTCAATCCCGCTAGTTTGTCGTAGTCCAAAGTCTTTGGGTCTACAAACAACATCAGGTTATCATTATGTAGGGTTATCGCCCTAAAGTCCTCTAGGCTTATATATTTGGGGTTGTCACAATTGATGAACTTGTTTATAGTTAATAAGTCACGCCACCCATTTTCATTCATCGCATATACTTTAACAGTAAAACGATAATCGTTTGGAATATCATACACGGCACACTCCATTCCAATAACACTTTTCAAACCGTTTGCTTTGCATTCGGTTTGGAATTTCAATGCACCTGCCAAACTGTTCCGTTCACATATACCCAATGTATGCACGCCTAAAAATTTGGCTTTCTTGCACCATTCACTATATGTGCCCGTTCCACTCATCATTTCATACTGCCCATGCACACCCAAAAAGACAGGGGTTGGAATTTCCTGTTGTGCTTCCCCTACATATTTCAGACGGGTTAACTTAACAGCATTTTCCTCCCCCTTTTCAAGCATATAATATACGCCCCCAAATTTATAAGCATAAAAGTCACACTCCGTTGTAATATCTTCACCCCGTTCGTACATAGGCACTCCAACAAAATTAAAGTCATCGTCAAACAATGCACCATCGTAGGCGGGTTGGTATAACTCAAATGTCTTCCCACCAATTTCTACAATATAGTCAGAAACTTGCGTAAACGACATTAGGTTATTCGTCAAATATGCTTTAAATTCTTCCATGCAATTTTTCTTTTACCAATTCAGTAATATCGTCACCGTCTTTGCAGCCTTTATCTAAGAAATACCTTGCAAAGTCTTCGCTAACATGGTCGTTCAATTCATACTTGTCACTTTTAAAATTGCAGAAAATAATTTCTACTTCTTTTTCTGTGGCTTTAGACAAGTTAAACAGTTGTGCTGCTTCACAATCAAACCGTAAAGAACCAAACACAATATCGCATAATCCCCTTTTATCAGTGTCTATTTTTGACCAGCGATTTAAAATGTCCTGTGCCGTCCATTTTGCCCAAACATCTTCCCCCGCCAACGTTTTTAAATATTCTCCGGTACGTTGCAACATTTCACGACCTGTTACTTTAACAATATCGGGTAACAACCCATTCCCAGAAGTTGGTAATAGAATTGACTGTTGGGCATTCTTCCAACCTGCATAGACACTACTATCCAACTGAACACCCCTGTTTCTACCTGTGAAAATGTTCATTAGCGTCTGACGGATACCCTCGCTAAAATCACCAAGTATCATTGGGCGTTCTTCACATGCTGCATCCACCTGCAACTGTTCAGCCCTGTAAGTCTTACCGCTACCGATAACACCTACTATTCCATATATCTTTCCTTTATGGCTCATACTGCTCCATGAATTTCTTTATACTTTTGAAATCTTTAAAATCGTTGGAAATACGGCACAACGCAACCTCACAATTATTTAGGCACATCTTTATCTTCTTACAGGCATTTCCCAACGCTATTTCGTTTTTGCAAAATATCCATAAGTCCAAATAATCACACATCTTAAATAATCGGTGCTGTAAGTCGGTCATTCCCTTCTTTAAGGCATCATCACTGTACGGCTGAAGTACTATATCGGTGCTACAAATTTCACGCTCTATGAGCTCCCATGCGGCTTTGGTGGCGGGGCTGAAATTCTTCACACAACTATTGAGGTCACCTGTTACACTCTCAACGTAATCATGAAGCAACACTTTGTCAAAAACATTAATATCGTAGGCAACGTCTTCTTCTGATGCAAACCACCTAAACAACATTCCCACGACCATCCCATGTTCAAGCAAATTGTAACCACGGTGATGGGGCGTATTAGGCAACCTTTGTATTTCCTTCATCCCTAACAGGATGTCAATCTTTCTAAAATTCATACGAAATCTATTTTTAATTTATTTCTCTTACAAGTGTGTAAACAACTCATTCAGTAACGGGTTGTTAAATTCCACCACTTCTTTGAACCAATAACAATAAATAACACGTGCCCAATCCTGGAACAACGGGTCTTTTTGCTTCTTTATATATTGTGAAGCCTTGTTCTTATCCAGAAAGTTAGACCGCACGGCTTCTTCAAATTCTGAGAGCCCCTTTATCAGCGTATCAAACTCTTCCAAAGAATGGTACGTCGGCTCGTAACGGTACTCAATTCCGCTACTGAAGTAGTCTTGGTAATGTTTAGCGATTTCCTGCACCATAGGCAAAAAGTCTTCGTACACGTGCAAGTTATCAGCTTTGTGGTAATACTTGCCAACAGGAACACCCACAATTGCAGCCACATATTCCTGCATCAACGTGAAGTTAAAAATGTTAACGGCACTGAAGCCCCAAATAACATCGTTACTCCGCATATCCACATAACAGTTCATCTTTCCATCTACTATCATAAAATGGATAGAACGGGTGCAGGGGGTATCTTTGGTTTTAATGAGCGGAGAAGCGTCTTTGCCTGCAATACCATTAAAGTCATCACTTACAGGGTCAGCAATGCTGATTACTGCCTCACGAGTGTCTATGTCCTCTTTAAACTTCTCAATTACGAACCGTAATTGGTCGGTCGCATTTTGGTACTTACTAGGAGCTTTCAATTGTCCTAGACCGTTCTTTTTTACCCCGTTACGGTATTGGCGTAATAACATCCCCTGTCCTGTCGTCATCGCTGCCTCGTTATCTCCATAACGTCTCAGCCTCGGACCATACCCCGCACGCATATAATCACCGTCATCAGAAAAATTCAGCAAGTTCTTAACGTATGCAGATGGCATTGCCAAACTGTTATCGCCACGAGCCAACCAAAGGCTCTCAATCCACCCCAATGTCTTGTTCCATTTGCGTTCTGGCACACGTACATAACGGTCTGTCGGGTTGGTAATACATACCATAACCGCTCCAGGAAATTCTGTGCAGTTAAATCCTCTACGGACAGTTGGTTTGCCATGCTCCAATAACTGTTGGCAAACAGCAATCAAAGCGGCACTTAAATTTTCACATTCTAAATACATAATTATTCAATTAAGTTAGACAATAATTTCACCCACTTCAGGCATCTTTGCATTCCATTTGGGTGGAAATACAAAATCTATCTTTTGCGGTGATTGTTCGTAAGTATGTTTTATACGCTCCTGTTTACCCTCTTTAAAAGTATGTCCCAATCCCTTTGCGAACTTACTTGTTTCACACAACGTATTTTGATAATTCGTTAATGTTGGCACGGGTTCCCACGGCAACGGTTTCCATTCCATTCCAAGTTCATCACATAGCTGCGTAACATTTTCCAAGAAATGTTCTTGTAACCACTTAATCGCACCTACATAATCATACTTTTTCCCAGTCGCTCCTTCCATTATCCAACTCAATCCCTTTAGACTTCCAGGACCCGTGATAACGAAATCATTTTCCGTGAAATTAAATAGAGGGGAATAATTCAGGTCAATGCAATACTGTTGTGCAGTAAAATCACCGTAAATCTTCATCTTCCTAAACAGCCAAAACAACTCCTCAAAACTTTGTGCCTCTAAAAAGTCGTATAAATGCCCATTTTGGAAAATTTCATCGTCAAAGATAGTGAAGTGAGCACGGTGTTTAGACATTCCCTTTATGTGGGCGTATTCGGGATTTTGATAAAAGCAACAGTTCACAATGTAGGCACTCCCATAAATGGTTTCCCCGCTTGCCACCGCTTCATCTAATACCCGTGCAATTTCTTCAAGCCCCACTTCCAGCGTAATATCACCAAGCTCTTTTTCTAATAAGTCCCACGTTTCGCACTTATTAAAGTGCTTAAACACTAATATCCGGAAAAACATATCTTCCGGTTCATACTGTTTACCGTTGTAAATTACCCGACGGAGTAAGTATTGGCTCACTCTATCCAGACATCTATACACGTTGGTAAAACGGTACTTTTCAAAAATTGGGTCGGATGTCCAAGGTCGGGGCTCGTTGTTGTATTTCTTCCAAAATATCCGCATCCTCTCCACAATCCAATACAAATGATGATAATAATTATCATTCACAATAAACGATTTATTTTTCATTGGCTAATTTCCATAAATAGCCCTTATAAGGCTCATTATTTAATATATGTTTCTTTAGACATTTCTTACCTAATCTTAATTTTCTTTTAATTTCAGCAAAAGAAATCCATACTTTTATCAACTCACCATTTAGCGATAACTGCATAACCTGTTTAGATATAGCCTTCAACACATCAGGGGTATGTTTCTTTCCAAACATACCATTTCTTTCACCGGAAACCGCTTTACTAATTCTTTCTTTGTGCTCGGTAGTAAAAGAAATTCCTCTACGGCTTCTACCTAATTTCTTTTGAAAATCTGGGTCAGACATTACTTTCTTAGCAACGGTAGAACGTAACTTCTGAAATTTTACATCAGCCCATTGCCTTTTCATTGTACGGGCTTGTTTATCTTTCCAATTTTCATCTAGACAGCGACGACAGGCGGCTTCAGACATTTTACGTTTGGATATTTCAGAATATACAAACCCAAGCTGCCCATCGCCACCGTCTGTCATGTTGTAGCCATTCTTTCGGGTGTCGTACCTCTGGATGAAATGCCGTTCAAGGAAATCAAGTTTGGCTTTCAGCTCCTTCTTCGTAGGTGCTGAAACGGCTACTACCTCTTCAACGGTAAAATTCTCCTCACCATATTTACGTATCGCACGATACAACTTATAATCTAAGCCCTTTCTTGCATTGTGCAAATGCACGGCAAATCGTTTGTCAACTGTTTTTACAGTTTGCCCGAAATACCATTTATCTGTCGCAAGGCACACAATACAATAAATATGTCCAGAAAATTTACTTTCCATTTTCAAAAGTTTCAAAAGAATTAAGTTGCAAATAATTTGAATTCTTACAGTAGGTAACAAAGTCATCCACCAATTCAGGCAAACCGATGAACTTTAATATGCTCGCCCCCAAATCATACACTGGAGTATTATACGGACGATTATATACCTCAACACAAGCTCCGAGGTCATTCACCTCTTTGGCTTCCTCTACGGCTTTTTTATAATCGCTCTCAAAAGTACCATGCTTGCGCCACATTGCGTCCCCTTTCGGCTCTTTACCGGAACGGTACACAATCCTTTTGCAATATTCATCCCATTGTTCGTCAGTATAATCGTACCGTATATGTAGAATGTTCAATATTCCGTTGGTCGCACCCAACTCCAAAGGTCGCAAACGCCACGAAGCCGTCGTGCCCGCACCGTCTATTACAACGGTATGTCCAGCATTGGACATTTCGGTTAGGAAGTAGCTCAGCCCCTCAGCCTTATGTAATCTTCCCGTAACACTGTCGTAGCCCTGCCAACGTCTTATTCCACCGTTTTCGTAAAACTTGCCGACAAATACCATATCTAGGTCTTTAGCATACACGCCAATTTCCCGTTCTTTGCCCTCAATATTTACAAACTTAAACGGTTCAAAAGACACCCCTATATGTTCAAGGTATTCCAGGAATAAGTAAACCCGTGTAGATTTGCCACTTCCTGAAATACCTTTCACTAAAATTAATGTACCGTTATCGGATACCATTATTTCTTTTTCTTTGCAGGGGCTTTCTTAGGTGCTTCGTCAGCCAATGTAACAGCCGTTACACGCTTCTTAATCGGTTTGTTGTCCCCGAATTTTACCATGCACTTTTCTTTTCCGTCTCCGGAAACATATACACGGGTAATTTCACCAACTTCGCCACCGTCTTGCAAAGTTACTTTGCTACCAATTTTCAATCCCGGAACTTCCTTACTTTCGTCCAAATTCTGGCGTTTAGTTTCGCGAGGAGCACCCTTTTCTTTCTTTTCTTTAGTAGCGGGTTTCATTGCTTTGTCGGACTTGGAAGGAGTTTTGCGGCTTTTCTGGCGTTCGTCAAATTCCTTTTCGGCTTTTGCCAAACGTGCTTTTTCTTCCGGAGTAAGCTGTTCGTCACTTTCGTATTCTACTACTTGGCTCTTTGCAGCCTTTTCCACGCTTTCTTCCTGCGTTTCCGCATCAGCTTTCTTTGCAGCCTTTTTCGGAGTTGCCTTTTTAGTAACAGCTTCCTCTTCAGCCTCTTTGGTTTCAACTGCCTTTTTTGCTTTGGCTGCGACTTTCTTAACCCCCTCTTCAGCGGTTACACCCATCTTTGCCAAAAATTCATTAGCAATCTTTACTTCTGTTTCACTACTTTTGCTATCATTAGCGATAGCCTGCAATTCTTCGGCAGATAATTTTTTGTACCTCATACGAAGTGCAAGAGCATTGTTAGCCATAATCGTCTTTCGTTTTTAATTAATAATTTGGTTATTTATCTGTTGCAAATGTACGGGGATAAAATGGAATATCCAAGACTTATCCCCGAAATTCTTATAATTTTATTTCGTACCTGTATGACCGAAGCCACCCGCACCACGTTCTGAATCTGCAAGGTCTTCCACCTTTTCTGCCACGGTAATTTCAGCTCTTTCATGCTTAGCAAACACAATTTGCGCAATGCGTTCTCCTGGCTCCACTGTCTGAATTGATGCCGAAAGGTTAATCAATGGCACACCTACATCACCACGATAATCGCTGTCAATAGTTCCTGGAGAGTTAATTACTGTCAAGCCTTTTTTCACAGCTATACCACTACGAGGACGAACCTGACCCTCATACCCAACTGGAATTTCCATGTGTAAACCTGTCGGGATAATTCTACGTTCCATGGGCTGCAATACAATCGGTCCTTCCGGTAGCCATGCACGCAAATCAAGCCCTGCTGCTTCTGCTGTTTTGTACTCCGGCAACTCGTTGTTACTCAAATTCACAATTTTTAAATCCATACAAAATTTTTATTAAGTGTTATGTCAGAATATCTGACGGTTAATTTTCTGTCATTATTAATACGTATCTCCAATTCCTCTTTCGCGGGGTTGTTACTCAAAACTTCTGCGTCTTTTCCTTTATATACCACTATCGTTCCTCGGTAAAGCATATACCACGCATCATAATTTCCTTGTACCCTCTTCTGTTGTGCATCTTTATACTGAAAATTCGGCAATCCATTAGGATTCCAAAAATATTTATCCACAAACTGTTCAACGTCCTCACCGTTAAATATAGTCGTAAGATTAAACTTAATTCCAAGCTGGGTTATCTTCATTCGCTTCTTAGCGGCTATATCACTAGCTACTCTTATATATGTTTCGTCTTGGTAAATTAAAGCCCGCAAACGCTGTGTTAGATACTCCAATTGCAAATTTATCAAAAATTGCTCCTGTGACTTAACCCCGTTGTTACTAACTGCCTGTTCCATATCCTAAATCTTTACTTCTACTTTATTACAGAAAAAGTTAAACGGGTCTGTCGCCCCTTGTAAAACTTCTTCCAAATATGCTAAATCTATATTTCCTGGGTCAACTCCTTCTTTGCGAATAGCTGTTACCAACACGCTATCAAACATATCCCGCATTTTTAACGCTGTATCCTTGCTTTCATCAATCGTCCCGTAGTCGTATAGAAGTATTACATTTTTCACTTTCTTTTGTAGGAGGGTTTTCAACTGCCCCTGCCCGATATTGTTGCCAAAGGTAAAACAACATTTTATATCTTGCAAATGCTGCAATCCCAACAAATTATCTATGTTAACCTTGTCAAAAATCCCTTCTACTATAATAACTGTCTGGGTTTCACCCTGTATTATTTCGTCACACCCACCTAATAAGTCCTGAAAATTGTTTTCACTGTTACGATAACGCAACACTAAATCCGCCTCATGCCTTTTGTATGCTTCCAGATTTTCTTTATGCCATTCTTTAGAATATCGGCTGCGTGCCCACCATGCAACACATACACCATCTACTTTCATCTTAAAGATAATATAGTTGTGCAATTTCGGCTCTAGCATACTCGTAACGTGTGAAGGCTCAAACTCCGCATAATGTTCAGGAGCAAACCCTCTACTATCCAAATACGGGTCGTTAGACAGCGGTTTTAAACGCATAGGCAAACGCACTGGAGTAGGTGCTAGCTTTTCAGCCGTATCCATTGTTTCCTTCATCCAATCCGATAAGTCATAATTCTCCGCCTCTAGTTTGGGGCACACATCCAACTCATTCGGTTTGACAGTGTATGTCATTTTAGCAAGGTCTTTTCGCCCTACCTTTTTCAAAAACTCATACACCGAAGTTTTTCGTGGACACTTCCAACAATGAAACGTGGCTAGCCCTGTATCGTTAAAAATAATGCCCCACTTCCCCGCCTTGCCACAAAAAGGACATTCCATATCCTTGTTTGTAAGCCATCCTCGTGCGCCAAATGGCGTCAGGGCAAATTCTTCTATTATTCTTTCCTTATCGTATCTCATCGCTGTACCTTTTTACGCACGGGTTTTGGCTTAACTTCTTTGTTACCATTCAAGTACTCTCGCAATGTATCTTTCTTATGTTGTTCGTCCAATACATCTGGCGGGGTCTGCGTCGGGCTTTCGCCCGCTTTAACAACACGGGTCGCCCATACTCCCGGCTCTACTTCAACCCTTTCTTTTCGGTCGCCCACTGCATCCTCACCGTTGGCTTTCTTTCCTCTTCGTGGTTCTAACTTTTCAAGTGCCGACATATCCAATATCTGTTCAGCGGTTGATGACCTGCCCATGTCGTAGAAAAAGCCATTCTCAAAATTCGTAGGAATACGAATAATAATACCATCATTCTTGTAGTTACGCAATTTATCACAAAAGATACGAAGTAGTTTTTGTTTACCCTCCTCTATCGTAACATTACCTGTCAATACGAATGAGAACGGTTTGATAAGCGTGCGGTCACCCTCTGTATTGCTACGGGTGAGTACCCGTGTGGGGTCATTCCAAACTTCAAACGGTACTTCCCCCGTTTGAGTAACAGCCGCCACCACACAATCGTATGTCTTCGCAATATCTTTTAGTTTTTGGGCGCACCGTTGTAAACGAAACTTCAAGAAACTAGGGTCAAAGTCTATCTTTTTATTTTCCCCCGTTAACAGCAAATCCAAACTGTCTATATTAATCAAATCCGGATAATACCCGTATTCCATTTTATAGTCCTCTATTACTGTTACCAAATCCGCCAATGTCATGTCAAGCATTTGGTCAGTCGCATAAAGGTCAATATCACTATTCACAGTAATAGAACGTTTAACCACCGCTGACAGGCGTTGAGCCGTTTCCTCACTAATATCACCCCGCATTATCTTTGAGTAAGTGGTATTCGCAAGCATCTGGTCAAACTTAACCACGGCTTCATCCATACCACCCTCTAACTGTATCTGTAAAACGTGATTATGAGCAATGGACGTGTTGTACCATGCAATCCACTTTAAGAAAGTGGATTTTCCAACACCTGAACGCATTATCATCAATAAGGTGTCCTGACGTGGTATGCCCCCGTCTGTAAGGTCATCAAGTGTAGATATGCCTGTCGGGATTTTCTGCCGTCTAACAGCGTCATCGGCTTTATTCTGTATAGTACTAATATTGCGTTCAAAATCCCTGTAAATGCGGGTAAAACGTCCTCTACCACCCTCTAACGAAAAGGTATTAATTTCTTCCATACGTTTTCCGAGTAACTGCATGGCTTCTTCCTGCCGACCCTCGTTATACATATCAGAAATTTCCCGTTGAGTGGCTACAAAGGTTTGACGCTTAATAAAGGTTTCAAGCTGTCTGACCATAGGTTCGTAATCAGGTAATTTCAAGCTGCGTACTTCCTCAAGTTTCTTTGCCACATCCTTATTTCCAGGATAAGCCATTTCAACCATTCCATAAGTCGCCAAACCACCATCCCGTCGCAAATTATCTGCCAATACTTTCAGCATTGCTTTGCAACCACCCATTTCACGAGGGAAATTACTTAAATCTAAATTATCCGTTACCATGATGGCAAACTGCCTGTTAGCAAAAGCCAACCGCATCATTTCCTCAACAAAACTCGGACTTAGTATAGCATCAATTTTCTTATCCATATTAAACTGCGTCAACTTTTATTTGCACCGTAGCTTCCCTCAACTTGTTAATAGCCATGTAGGAAGAACTTACTGTATCATCATGCCCGCTAATACTTTCTAATGTACCCTTATCACTTCTGAAAGCCACACTATTAAACTCCCCAAACATTTGGTCAACTTTATCTTGAGTATCTGGGTGGTACGGACATTTAAGAGCACCACGCTCAAACAGTGCCGACAACGATGCCCAACCTGTACGTAAATCCTTTTTATTCCCTGCGGTGGTAGTAAATGGTGTTATATTCTTTATACCCATTTGCACACACATATCAGCCAGAATAGATTGGAAGCCGTTATTTTCCACCACAATTTCATTCGGTTTAAATGCGATGTTTAGTTGAGCTATCTTTTGTATCTGTTCATTATGTGATAAGCCCTTTTCCCTGTAAATATACAGTAAATAATAATTTTCTTGCAAGTCTTTCCCCCAAACCGTATAGCAAGTATAGTCAGCCCCCACATTTCCAGAAACAGCAAAGTCACAACCAATTGTCACTCGTGCGAGTTTAATCGGAAAACTTTCTATGTTATGAACTAAACGCACGTGTTCCATCCCGATGGTGCTTCTCTTTAATATCTCCCAAGGGAATATCGTACTGTCATCTGATATTGGTACAACCAAATACTCACGGCTAAAAACTAGAGTACCCAGAGAGGCTTTTTCCTGCATCAACTTATCAAACGTAAAACGGTCGGGAGCTAACAACCTACCATTCGGGTCAATAGCGGGGTACTCAAACACCATGAATTTCGGGTCACGTTTTAAATCCGCATAGAGGTCATCTTGCTGATACGGTGTGCCGTCAACGATATTATAACCGTATGGCTCTACAATCGGGGTAATTGCTCCTTTAAACAGGTCTCGCAACTTCTCACGCTGCTCCAAACTGTAAATACTACTTTCATCGGGTAAATCATCGCTCACGGCTGAACCTACGTGCAAACCACGAATAAACCCATCCTTTCCACGGAGGTGGAGTTTCGTACCGTTTTCGCATTCAATACTCGTGGCGGCTAAAGACGCTTTGCCTGTGGGGTTCAGCTTCGCTGCCAATGCCTCATTCGTACGTATTTCTTCAACTACCTTGTCAATATGTTCTTTACCAAGTTTTTCGGTATTGGTGATAATACAGGTTTCCTGACGATTTTTATTATCAGGATTATCCGGACGCATAAAAGACGGGCGGTGGTAACTATATAATCTCCACAATGGAAACGCCATACAAAACTCATAAGAGTTATGAACCACCGTTCCATCTTCCAACTGAAACAAGTGGTCACCATCACACATAAACCCGTAATATGCCCCCGTTCCGGCTTCATCCACCCACACTTTTCCCTTCTCATAAACAGGGGTATCGTAGGAAAAAACTCTGTACCCTCTAAATCTGTCTCGCTTGGCTTTTGTATAGGTAATAAACCTCTTCATTTCTATTTCCACATACTGTTTGCGCTTGGTGTCCCATAGGCAAAGAATGTGTTCGGGGTTCACGGTATAATCAATGCCGTTTTCTTGAAAAACTGTATAAAGTTTGGAACTGCCAATGTGTCTCGTTAACACTCTACGAGGTGTAAAATCCACACCCATCACTTCCATTCCGGGGTATATATCTTCAATATTTTTTACCGTCCAGTCTGCCATTAAAACAGGTGTTCCGGCTGCAAAACATTTACCATGAGAACGGGCTGCAAGATATGCGCTATTTGGATATAATTGTATCATGTTACCCCACTCCAAATTTCGCCATCCCTGACGAAAATTAGGTAGCATCGTCGTCTTGAAGTAATTATAAGACTGAACCTTTAAGGTCTCATCCATGCTTTCCTCAAGTTGGTCTACATAATTCAGCCGTTCCGTATCAAGTGTGGAATTTAACGAAAGCACATTATTTGTCTGCGTAAATATTTCGTTCAGCAAATTGTCCATGTCCCCGCCATAAGCCGTGAGAAGTTGATTAATTGCCACGGGTGGCAAATTATCAACAATACTCACAGCGGTGGCGAAAACCGTGTCCAACTGCTTGAATGTCAGTTTACTGTCTTCGTTAAATCGTATCATTTTATACTAATTGAAAAGTCTCCCTAAATCGTGATTTTCTTTGAGTAGGAGCTGTTTGGGCTGCTGCTCCTGTGCCACGTAAAGCCGCAATATACTTTAAAAAGAGCAACGCATTTGCACGAGTATCATGCAAAGCACGGTGAGCGTCTACAAGCTCCACCCCCTCTTGGCGACAACATGTGCCCAATTTATAATTCTCTTGCTCTTCTGCCCTGTACCATGCCATCTTCATTGTGTCTTCCACAAATTTCACATAGTCCCACAGATTGTCCTTACAAAAGGCAAACATTTCTTCAAAAAATGGTATATCAAATAACTGAAAGTTATGCCCTGCCAACACTGCCCCAATCTTAGAATTCGCATATTTCTTTAGATATGTTTTTGTAGCCAAATACACATCCTTGATATCCTGCCCGTTCTGCGTTAAATGTGCAACAGACAATCCATGCACGGCTTCAGCGTTGGGGTTATATTCTAGTCCCTCTGTATAGGGGGCGATAATTGCGTCGTATTCTTCAACAATTTTCATTTCCCAAAGGTCTACCACCACAAGCGCAATTTCACAAAGCGCAACATCAACAAACGCCTTTTTAGCGGGCTTTCCTTTACCACCTTTAGAGGGTAAACCACCCGTTTCAGTGTCAGCTACTATCACGTAGCGAATAGTACTTTTCATAATCTATTTTTATTTCTTTAATAATGTCAATTTTTCTAAATCTTCATCACGGGTTTCCAAGTCATCATACACCAACTCCAAATTAACAACGGGGTTGTCTTTGCCCTGTAACCCTAAACGGAAGTCATTAATAACAATCATTGGTTCCCCCTCTAATGTAAAATCAGGTTTCCATTGGAGTATCAACCCTCTTAAAAGAATTTGTTTGGTACGGTCACGAAATTCAAATATCCTTGTTTGGTATTTTTCTTCCAAGTTTGATATAAACTTGTCAACCTTTTCCCACAACTCTTCAGTATTTACTTCGTCCTCATACCACTTTTCTAGCTGCTTTAATAGCCGTGTTTCTTTATACAAAGCACAAAGCCGTATCAGTAGAGCCACTGTTCTTTCTTCCATTTGCGTACAAAATTACTTATTTATTTGCCTGCCACCAAATTCCCAATCTTGGTGACACTTTAGACACGTTAATTCTATGTTACTCTTTTCTAGCCGGAGCTCTGGAAAAGCCCCTTTAGATTTTATATGACTAAAATAATAGGAACGCATTGGTTCGGGTAATTCACCCCCGCAATGTGTGCACACGTGAGGTCGTTCATTCCAAATTTCAGCAAACAATTCCCTCTCACCTGTTGATTTGCGTGGTTTCCTTGTAACACTCCGTCTTTTTATCTCTGTACGGGGCAAAAACTTAAAGTTTAATACCTTGTACTGAAAACGGCTTAAACCATCGTGTAGACGCTTAAAATTGCAATCATCACAAAGACACTTTGTTTTGTTCACAATAACTTTCACCTCTCCACACTTTTTACACTTCATTATCGGTTTCTCCATAATTTCTTTCTTTAGCTACAATAATCCTACTCTTTACTTTTACGCCTCGCAAGTGTTTCCTCTCGTTCTCAGTCACGGGTATATCCTGCAATGCTTGAAACAAGTTTTTCCCATCCTTATTCTTATCACCATATAGCACAATGCAGTCTTTTTCAAACGGACATGTTGTACACATAACATCCGTAGAATCATAAAACGAATCACCATATTTTGCACCACAATAATTTGCGCCCGATATTCGTGACATGCGGTATCTTTCTTTACGCAACGTATCTTCACTTACAGACTTGTAAGATTTTGATTTGACAGGATTTTCCAAATGTTTTTCTGACGCCCACTGTTTAGCGTGCCACCGTGCACCCTCATCATACTCACGCCACCGTCGCCACGCTTCATCACCCATGAACCACACGGGCATCGGTCTTAATATTTGGTCTTGGTCTTGGTAAATATAAAATTGAAACACAAAAAACTCCCATATAAAGTCAGCTCCTGCGCTCGGTGGTAATTTTTCCATAAAAGCCACAACCGCATTCCTGTGACGTTGTGAGTACATCTTCAGGGTTCTCGGTTGGGCTTTTACTCTTAGTTGCAGATATTCGTAAATCCGCAATATTATCTTTAATGTATCATCATAGCTGTATAACATAATCAATTTTTAATTTATTCTCTTGGTTTACTGCCACGTAAAATCAAGATTAATGCTTTCTACGGTGGGGTGTTTCACCTCTTTATATACTCTACCCGTAGGGTCAACCGCCAAATCAGGCTCACACACATTTTCGTATTGCTCTTTAGCGGCATCTTTATCTATATGGCGACATATCCACAACCCAATCTCTTCCTCGGGTGCAAGGTTGCCAATCGTAAGCACTGCGTCAGGTGTCATGTCCACGAATGTGGCGTGAAAAGGTTTATTATTTACCGTAGCCACGTGTTCCATAAAACGTCTACGGTATTTATCAATCCCATTCAACGGAGCAATCGCTAATTTATACGTACAAATTGCGTCAGGGTCTGCGACAACTTTAACCTCTAAATTTGTCATACTAACTACAAAATCATTACGAATGATAATAGCCCGATACTCATCACGTCCACTACGAATAGACATGATAGAAATTTCATCGAACATGTTATCAAAATCATCGTTGCCCACCAAAGTTGAAGACTTATACCCGCCTAAAGAAATAGACGGGTCGGGCTGTGCCTCATTGTAACCGGATGCTGTGGTATAATAAAGATTCATAATTATTGTGTATTTTTAACCATAAACGTATCATATTCTGACCCAGGAACATCCCCACCGCCTGCGGCTAGTTGCCAAAATTGGGTTCTCTTATCTTCCACTGTCACAATCCCATTTTGATTGCGTACACGTGCAAGCCAATACTCGTTACTACTCTTTCCCGGAGCGGTATTAGTAGTTCTTTCTACCACAAATGTAAGTTTAAAAGAAGAAAATGTATAAAGTCCCTGAAGTTGCTCATCTGTAAAACGATTTCCCATAGGAATGCTTCCAAGTACCACTACCCGAAGTTGAGTTTCCGGCTGAAATGGATAACCACTGGACAAAACAATATTATTACTATTCACAATATTCACAACCTGATACACTTGATTGTTTAGAGGCGTCGTACCGTCATCTTTTACAAACTTTATACATGTAGGCACACCGGAACTCTGCCCCCGCACAATACCATCAAAATTGACCGTACCTGACACGTTTCCAGAAGCGTCTACCTGTACATAACCCTCTTCGTAATTTACAGACTGTGCCCCAACTTTTAACCAATACCACAAGCCGTCTGACGGCACGGCTAAATCTGTTTGATTGGTAACTTTGTATGCCTTTAACGTGCTATCAATAACATAACCGCCCGTCATGTTAATTGTTCCCAATGTATTGGAAACTGTAACAGCAAAGGGATTTGCTGGAACAGCTCCGGGAGTTACAAGCCCAAAAGATATAGAAGCTGCAATCATCGCAGAGTTGATAGGGTTATCGTTTAAAAACCCTATCATTCTTCTTAATTCTTCCTTTTCTAGGAATGTACCCCTGTGGATGTTTATTGTACTCATAATTATTCTATTTTTATTGTAATTGTTGTATCTCCTTCGTTTCCTTCGTTTGGCGTAACAGTTGCCCAATCTTCAGGTAATGTGTCAAACTGCCAATGCTTAGTAGAAGTTGCCGTCACGGTAGCCGTGCCACCCTCTGCCGGAATTGTTACCTCTGCCGGAGCAAACGATAATTCTCCGCTACGCTCAAATATCGCCTGAACGTTAATATCAAACGTTGTCAGCCAATAATCAGCAATAGGAGTTGTCAATTCCGTAGCTCCTGGATTTATCACATATTTAATAAAGACATAACCTGCTGTCGGTGTGGCTGTCAATGTTATCTTAGTATTTGGCAATTTACTTCCTTCCACATTTACAGTTCCCCAACCTGCCTCAACTATCGTTACATCTACTTCAAGTGGTACATTCAACAATACGTTAACGACTTGGTCTTTATTCATTGTAGCTGAACCCGTTGCTGTTGCGCCTCTGGCGGTAACTGTCCAATTCACTACACTGCCATCCTGTAACTCAAACCGCACATAACCGTCAGCATCAGTAGTGGAAGTAAACCCATTATCAAGAGTAACTATTGCACCTGCAATCGGTGAACCATCTAATTCTTTCTTTACATAAAAAGTCAAGAACCAAGACGTGCGTACCACCCAATCCAACCACGTATAAGAAACAACATTCTTATAACTTACTAAATATCTATTTGTAAATTCTTCAATATCTTGTTTCGTACGGGCTGACTTAATTTGCGCATACATTGCAATCGCATTCGGCTGTCCAAGATAGCCCTGTGAGGTAGGTGATGACCGTAATACGGTAAACTTTCCGTCCTTTGTAAAGGAATATTCCATTGCTGGATATGGAAGCTCTTGAGTTTCTTGGCGATTTTCTATTAACTCGTAATCCACGTGCAAATACAACGGCTTCAGTGTTACCCCTGCAATTACCACATCAGCGGTATTCCCATCCCTGTTCTGCACTAAATAAGGAGCCATATATTTCACATCTCCCATGAAACGTAATGGTCTCCCATTTTCAAAATTCAAATAAAAATCTTCTGACCGTTGAGCTAATATATTATAGATAATACCTGTTAAGCGATAATACTGCCCCGCTACCTTACAAGGAGATTGATACCTATCGCCCGTGTAAAAACTATTAGTTTCTTGCAAATCAGTAATACGAGCCTGATTTATCAACTGCATATTCCCATCGTAACAATGTACACCAAACTCCAAATTTTGTGCACCTGCATTAAGAGCCTTTACCCAAATTGAAATCTCATAATCTAATCCTGGATAAACTTCTAATGCCTTTGTCGGGTCAGCTTCAGTACTTAAACCAACCCTTCCAGAACCTGTTAGCTGAAATACATTTATATCGTCCAACTGTTTACGCTCTAATGTGCCGATTGTAGGATAATTAGCTAGTTCCCCAACACCTTTCTCCGGCTCACTGTACACCATGCCAAAATCGTACCCTTTTGACACTGCGTTCACAGTTTCTGTTCCATACCACGTAGGAGAGGAGTAACCCAAACACCATCCAATGTCTTGCGGGGTGAGCACGGCAAAAATAAACTCATTCGGTTTCTGGTATCCTACCAAACGTCTAAGTTCTCCATTTAGCCTTTTTATGCTCCCGTCTGGGTTCAACTCCTCTTTGGCAGCTATATCCCGAGTGCCCCTTTCATAAAATTGGTTAATCCAATTCTGGAATAAGAACGCCCGCTGCTCGGGGGTGTCTATGTTTTCGTACACAATGCCCCACCCCTCTACAAACTTTTTCAGCAATATATCGCTATTTTCTATTTCACGAAATTGCCTACCATAAATAACAATAAACGCAAAGAAATGCGTTATAGTCAGGAAAAATGCGTTGTAGTCGTCTTGGTTGTTTCGGCTTATATATAGAGGAATTACATTTGGCTCAAATAATTTCTCTAATACGTTTAACGCCCAACCGAGGACACGTGTATCGTTGCTTTCAAAAAATGTCTTAAAAATAGACCTATCGTAAAAAATGGAACTTGCAGGCAAATCAAATGGACTAGCAACAGTATTCGCCATTCTTGCCAATCTCTTCTTGACATAAAACGGTTCGGTTACTACGTGCATCACCAAATCCACCCTATCAGTCAGCTTGCCTAATAACGCTCCATTAGCATCATCAAGCTCCAGCCAATCAGTAAAAGTTTGTCCGTTATCCAAAGAATAACGAAACTTATTGCGCTCACCTTGACGGGCGGCTCGTAAAACCGATACCAATCCAGCGGGCGGAATTGAAGTGGCTACTTCAAATCCCTTGCCAACACCTGCAAATTCTTTATATATTAACTTAGCCATGTTATTCTCTTTTTCGCTTCTTGCTTTCCTTGCTCACGTTTATCCATTCGCTATAAGATATAACAGAACTTGGATTATGGTTAATCACCTTTATCTTATATCCCTTTGTGCCAATATGCCACCAAAGAAACTTAAATTTCGGAACCTTATACAATACGTGTGTCAAACTATCACGGTTCACCATATTAAAGTCTACCTCTGGCGGAGTAGGTGCAAAATCTATCTTTTGGTCAACGCTCCACCAATCTGTGTCTTTCTTCCATTCAAACTTTTTAGGAGCAACCTGCACTAAAGTATCTTTATATTCTATGTGAGTTTTTACAACCGTCTTAACCACCTCACGCACTTCACTAGCTTTTATTTTCAGCTCTTTAATTAGCTTTGCATCTTCCGCACGTAACTTCTTAAACTCCTCAACGGTTAATTGCAACTCACCAATAGTAGCAACATCTTCGCCCGCTTTTGTGCGGGCGTGCTCGATGTCTGACATGAGGGTTTCAACGTTACTCTTCTCCCTCTTATACCTTTGCTTATTGGCAATCGCATTTTTAGAAGCAATGTAAAGTGCAAGCACCAACGCCCCTATCAATACATATTGCCAATTCTTTAATAAAAATTTCCACATATTACTTTCGGTTTACCGTTATCCAAACCTCTTCTTTCGCATCAAGAGCCTTTTTTATCATACTCTTTACCTTGTTAGTGACTTCAAACTGATTTTTCAGTTTTTCCTGTCCAGGAATTTCTTCACCTGTCAAAATACATCCATCTGTGTGGTCTACATTACCACCTGCGTGAATAAGAATGCCGATAAAGTGCGGCACGTTTTCCAACATCGGGTAATAATTCTTAAATTTCGGTGAATAGTGCCAAACCACCTTGTATCTTCCAGCAGGGATGCAAGTTTTCCCATATACCTTTTCTTTGCACTTACAGCCCACTCCCTTAGGAGTATTTGGACAAACGGGTGGTAGCACCCTGTAAGTATCTTCCAAAGTATCAGCAATCTTTAGCCCATTTGCAAACAATTCACCCATCGTAGCGGTAGCGGTGAACTTAATGCTGTTTAAAACGATTTCCATAAATACTCCTTTCTTTATTGGTTAATTTCTTCAGGCGGGCAATTCGTTGGAGGAAATTCATCATCGTTATCTATCACCCTATTTATTTTTCGCTTAGTTATTTTTCGTATAGCTTTAAATACAGGGTGCTCGCTAATGTCGCCTGCATTTTCTAAAAAGCTCCAAAACTCCGTACCACAAACAAATCCGGCAACCATGTTCGGCAACTTTAAATCTACGAAATCAAAAATCTTTTCATCTAAATAATAGGACAACGAAACGGCTATCAATGAAAAAGCCAATTTATAAATCGTATTCCACGCTTTTGCACTTTCAAAGTACCATCGCACCTTTCTACGCTTCGCTCGTTTATAACTTGCAATGCACCCCACAATGAAGTCCACGCCTATAAATATAAACACCCCTATCAGCATATCTTGAATAGGAGCGAACGAGCCCCATAAAGCCGTCGCCACTCCAGATGCCCACTGTAAATTGAAATTTCTAACTTCTGTTTCCATTACCCCTTATTGCTAATTTGCACGTAAATTTACAGTTTAATTTTTATTCAATAACTAGCTTTGTCCAGCGGGGTAAAATACAGGGGCTAAATTGTCATACAACTGTGTCTCACCTAATTCGTCTGTCATCACGTTACCTTCCAAATCACGCATGATAAATTTCTTCACACGTGGCAACATATAATCAGCAACAGGCTCATCCACATTTGGTTTAAACCATTCAGAAGCCACGTAGCGTACTCCTTCGGCTTGTTTTACAATATCCAGCAAGTTATCCCATTCAACCTTGTTTCCGGCTTCCCAATAACGAAAATCTAAATACTTAGTAAGACCTACCTGAATATTCTTGCGCACGGTAGATATGTCATTAGCATACTCTGCCTCAATTTCACAACGGAAATCAATACCGTCTTCCCCACCTACTTCGTACCAAGTTGCATTCTCCAACTTAATTCCCATAAGGCTTCCATTAACAATGAAGTCCCCGATACCAAAATAAGGAACTGCACCCTCAAGCAATGTATTCAATTCAGCTTCGGTCAAATCCTGACCGTTCTGTGTAGCAATTTGAATGTGCATAAAGCCGTCTTCCATTATACCGATATACATAATTTTTAAGACACGGCTGTCAATATTTTGGAATATTTGTGTAAATTTCTCCATCGTGGCGGTGGCGTACACATTTTGATGATTTAAAATGCGCCTACGAAACATTTCGTCGCTCTCTTGGTCGCGCCCGCCTAAAGCATAATATTCATTCGTACATTCATAATGCCCTTGTGGAATAGGCGATAAGGTTACAATAGAGTTTGCCGAAACATTGGTAAAAGAACCTGTGCTCTCACTACGCACTTTTACATATCCATAACCCGTTTCACCAACAGTCAGGCTCTCTTCTATGGCAAACCGAACACCATCATTGCTCACAAATGTATTCACGCCTGCGGTATAAACTGTTCCAGGAGCTGCATAGACCCGAATATAAGTAGATGAACCGAGTGCACCTTTACGGGGTGTAACACCAAACAATTGAGCCGCCCTGTCCAAATAATCCCCTGTTGCTTCTTCTGGAAAAATTTGCGCTTCTACGATAGCAATATCTTTCAACGCCTTTTGCGCTACTTTTGCCGTACCATAAGCAACCCCATTCAAAACGGAATTATCTGTAATATCGGTTACTTTATCCGTTTTATTCAAAAATGTTTCCACCCATAAATTCTTAAGGAAGGAAATTGTATTGTTTACCTTTGTTATCATATCTGAATATTTGTTACAAGGAAATTATTCGTGACTGTCTTCGCCTGTATCTTCATAAAGATTGCGTCTTCTTTACGGTACAGGTCAAGAAGATTTACCTCAACCCAACGAGCGTCCCTTTGGAACATATTGACAAGATGCTTAAACAGGGACGGATACTGTATAGCGTTCACCGAACTACCGATTGCCTCGTTAGGAAGCCCATAATCCGGGAACTCCGGAATTGAACCTTTCAACGAATTGATGATAGTGTCAAGTGCCTGTCCTATCGCTGCCTCGTATTCAAGTGTCGCCAAGTCATCATTTTCGAACCGAAAGTTCTTATCAATGTCCTTTCCGAGTATCTTCTCAGAATCAAGATTATCAACGATGTTAGGAATGTTGAAATTTCCCGTAGTACGAATGTTGATTTTGAACATCCCTCCACCCTTGTTAGCATCGTAGTCCTCTTCCTCTACCAAGTTGTTTCTTGCGATATCGACCCAATCATCCTGAGGATTGTTCGAACCTAACTGTGACGATACATTCTCAAACGTCTCACGAGTCTTGAGAACCCTCTGAAGTGCAACGTTCATACCGTACCGCCCAATGATAGCCGAGCGCAACCATCGTGATGAATTGTCTATCGTCCACAACTTCGTTTGACACTCCGTGAACATATCAAGCAACTCCCATGAATCTATCCTCGCCAAGCCTGTTGCCTTGAGCGTGAACAGGGGTTCAATCTCTCGTGACTGTTTTAACAGCGTATCAAGCCGTCCGAATGAATCCCCGATATCAATATCGTCCTGACCTGTATAGTATGCAACTATCAGAGGATAGTAGGAATTCGCGAACAGCGCAAACGACTCAAAGAACGACTGAATGTCGTACCCTGTTTGCTTCTTAAAGGTCTCTAATGCGTCTCTCATAACCATCCCTCCAATACTGTTTCAGTTACAGGTTGCAAAGCGTCTGTGACCACTGAAGCGACCTCACTCACTCCCGTCTGTATCATCGAAGGAAGTAACTTATCAAGCAACGATTTGTTATTCTTGTTAGATACTGCTTCCAGCGGAGCCAACGCTATCAACGTCAGATTATAATTCCAAATCATGTTTTTCGACAAATCCTGAGAAAACTGTACTCCGCTCGGTGGAATAGCCACAAGATAACTCTCCCCGAGTGCCATATTATAGAAGTACAGACGCAACGGCTTGCCCTTGTCGTCAAGACCCACACTCTTACTTGCCATAGCCTGTAATATCTTCATCACACCATAACCCGTCTTGACGTTCAGATTAAAGTTCGAAAAAGCGAGTCCCGAAATTGAACCGCTTTTCTTTGTGATGTCGAACAGGTGGTATTTCCCAGCACTCACACTCTTACTTGAAGAGTTAATGCTCACATCTGGCTTTGGATTTATCAGGATTTTGAATTGACGACCGAAACTTCCCTTAATGTTAATTTCCTGAGGCGAATAAGAAGGAGTCGACAATACTGTTACTCCAGCCATTGACTTCTTGATATTCGTTCGAGTAGGTTCGGTCTTTGAGATAGAATCCGGCATAATAGGGAATGTCAGATAATCTATCGTATTGTCATCACTATCCGCAAGTTCCAAAGCAACCATGTACCATTCGAAGTCGTTGGGATACAGGCTCGCAAGAGCCTGTCCCCCGATTGACTTCGCCATGTTCATAACTGTATCTAATGCAGACATATCTTTAAATTTTTCTACAAATATAGTAAATCGTTACAATATTTTTCCTGGACCAGTCGTAGCACCTGTCTGAGCAGTAGCAGAACCAGCGGTCGAAACAGGGATTCCAGCCTGAACCTCACCCGTCTTGACAAAAGCGTCAATTGCGTCTGCCAACCCGTTCGCGAACTTACTATCATCAATCTCGGTTTCCTTTCTCGCGTCTGTCATCAATTTCAATATTGATTGTGCGAGTGCTGTTTTATTTAATGGCATAATCTCTTATTTATTAAAGAATTGTTTCAATAAACTGTTCAATTCAATCGTCTTCTGGATTGTAGGCGGTAACGGTGTGCCACTCGGACCAACAGCCGTTGAAACGGTCAATGTTGCTATCGCATCCACAATCTTCGTCAACAACTCGTTCAAACCTGTACCCCCATTGATAATCGCCATTTTCCCATTGCTGATTTCAATCATCGCTTCTCCTTGAGAAAGAGTCACTTTCTTGTCCTCAAAACGTAGGGTGCAATCGAATATCGTGGTTTCGGCTTTGCTTCCATTTACTGTGTGTTTGTAATCGGTGTCGCCTACCTTTGTTTCGGTCACGAACCCTTGCTCCGTTATGGTCGTTTTTGAGAAGTCTTTGTCCTCGTCCTCACCATACGTAGCAAACACACTCATTTCTTCCTTATTGACGCTTATTCCCGACTCATTTTCGGTGACAGGGTCAATCATCTTTGCAGTGAGTTCCTCAAAAGCCTCTATTTCGGCTTTCTTGCTCGCAGTCACTTTCACCGTACCCGTTGAACCAACCTCAAGAAGAGCGTTCTCATCGCCAAGTGCATTTATCTTGAGCGTTCCGAACTGTTGCCCCCGAACATTGATAAACAGGGTTCCTCGCTTCGCACTACCTGTAATGCTCAAAGAACCCTTGTCCCATTCCCGAAGGATTGAAAACTCTTCATCACTTCTCATAGGGATTCTTCCATTCGTTGCAACAAACGTACCAACTATCATCGGTTGGTTCATGTACGACTGTGAAATCCACATTACTGGAGTTCCCTTCTCACCAACTTTTCGAGGAAACTGTATGTTCTGAAGAGCCTCGTTTGAAATAAAGCACTCGTGAATAATATTCCCCTCGCTATCATCAATGATAGATATCTTGTTGGTTCTGAAACAGGTATCAACGAACTTATCTCGGTCAACCCCCTCCGGAATCAATACATATCCAAATCCAGTTGTTTGCTGGACTGTCCCCTGTTTGCGTACAGGGGAAACTCCTTGCTTTCCTACTTTCTTAACTCTAATCTGTGCCATCTTTAAACATTTCTCTTTTTAAGAAGAAGTTGAACACACTTGAATTGACTCCAAACTTCGTAGAAGAAGGAGCAATCGTTTCATCTTTATGCTTTGGGTCACGTTTCTGAATGTCGGCTCGTATTCCGTCTATATCCACGATGTTGAAATAGTTGTTCGAAGCATTCGTAATATACTCAACCAGCATTCCTCTTTCAACTGTCAGCACCGTAACACGGTCAATTGCATCGTTCGTGAACGATATTGTATTGTTTACGGCTGTAACATAGAACAACTCCTGGGTGGATTCTAAGATGATGAACGTCCCCACTTTGATACGTCTATCCCCATTCAGCGTTATCGTTCCCTTTCGAGTAAACGGAAGATAACAGGTTGTCTCAACAACGTATAACAGGTCATTCAGTAAGGCTTGCGACATTGTGTTGATATTCTTCTCATCGTCCTTTCCTTTCAGGCTCTTTTCTGATAGATAGATGTCATTCGTGATACACCGCTTATTTCCGAAGCGTTCCACGTATTCATTCAGAAAAATAATAGGAACCAACGCCAATGACGAAAACTGCGAACTACCTGTCAGAGCATTCTGAGGCATTATTCTGTACCAAGCATAAACACGGTTATCGTACTCAAGAGAATACGACAGTAAATCCTTCGGCTCTACTCCAACGTACTGTTTCGAATTGACGACACTCTGTATTGCTGTCTTCGTAAACGGTGGCTGGCGAGCCATAAGGTCATATTCATTCCCCCACGTATCACCCCAGAATTCAACGAAAGGTTGCTGACAAATCTTATTGAAGAAATCCATCAGGGTTCCTTCGGGGTTCGTCAGTGAACGGTCAACGATACGTCTGTCTGACAGTTGCGAATCTACCCATAACTTTATCATCTGCCACACCCCTCGTGCTTCCGGACGCTGGGCACAATGAGCAAAAATACTGTCGGGAACGATACCTATATTAGACAACTGGTCAATAATGAACGATGATACCGTATCAATTTGCTGGAATTCGTACGCAAAATAATAGTCGTAAGAACCTGTCACCATATTACGTTTGAACCACGATGAAGACGGGTCTCCACCATAAAACCAACGGTCAGGACTTCCCTCGACAAATTTCAACGGAATAAAGTAGGAGCCATCCTCAACTAACAACTTCGACAGGTCTCGCCCATTCACGCTCACCGAATAATCAGTGCTATTGGCATCTACATTCGTTGAAACGGTATCAACCAACCCCATCATATCCCATATCAACTTGTTATTCAATTCTGACGGCTCTACGACGTGTGTGCTCGACTGTCGCCTCCCTTGGTCTTCGTACTTCTCTTTCTTCAGTTTCTCAAACCGTATAAAGACCATGTCATTATGCTGAATAAACTTCGAGAACCAATCACGATTGATACTCCCTCGCTTATCAGTGATGTTGAAATGGTTAGCGAAATCATCCCCGAATGTCTGTATTGTCAGCGTATCAGTAGGAACCAACTCGAAAGAAAATGTCCCTATCTGAAAGTCTTTTTGAGTTGAACAGGTTCTTATCCATGAACTGATGTCGTATATCTTACCGAAAGCGTGAGAATATACCCACACTTTGATATTCAATGCTTTCATCTGAACATGATACTCCTTATTCTCATCACCTGAACCCAACGCTGCCGCACGCTTCCGTGCCGCATACGAGTCGTTGATAGGCTTCGAACTACTTGATTCCCCATTGTTCGTAGGTGAGTCCCAAGGAACATATTCGGGGTCGGACAAGAGTTCTGCCTGTTTATCTGACCAGAAAGCCGAAAAACTGCTATACTGGCGCATAAACAGGTCGGACGCAAGTATCTCTTGCAGTTCGGTTGTTATCTGTTTGTTCGGTATAGCGTACCAAGTACCGATAGGAATCAACGGTGGCTTATTCTGCTCTATTTCGCTCTTATATTTCTCTTTCATGAGCGGAGAATAATTGTTGATTATTATCTCCGCATTTGTCCAATGACCGTCTGAAAACTTTAAGAAGTCGTCGACAGTCAAGTCTTCTTGATACCCCTGTTTCTTCAGGTCGTCAAGGAAATCTTGGATAGTCGCTGCCTCGCGACTATCTCCAATTCCCTTAAACCAATCGGTCGAATACGGTGGTATTTTCTTTTCCTCTTCTGCCATAACCCTTATTCTTGAGTGATTGTTAAATTATTCAACGCTCTTGACGCTCCATCCTTCGTTCCCGCAGCAACAGATTCCCGAAGTTTCTGCAACTGTTCATCTGTAAGTTGCAAGGCAGGGAAGCCACCCTGTTGCCCTGAACCAGAACCCGCACTTCCAGGAGCAGGAGCCACGATTGTAACAGGTATCGGACCCTCTTCTTTGAGAGCCTTTACCACTGAAGCAATAGAGCCTTTACCACCAAGGATTTCTTCGTATCCGTCCTTGATTTTTCTATTCTGGGTTGCGGCAGTAGAAGCAGCGATATCACCAACCATACTTCGAGCCTCCGCTTCAGAATACTCAGCACCCGTTGAACGACCACGTCGAAATATCTTCTGAGCATCGTTTCCGGTTGCCTTTTCCAAATCAATGATGTCGGTCATTGACAAGTTAGGGAAGATTGACTTCATCACCTGTCGACCCATTTCACCACCACCCGTCATCTTCTGTATTCTTTCAAAGAACTGTTGCTGAAGTTCAGGCTTCTCCGGCATCTGTTCAATCATCGCTTGTAAATCCGATAATTGAGCGTCGGGACCAGCAACCTCTCTTGCGGTTCTCAAAAGCAACGCTTGGCTGACGTCATCTTGACTTATATTGTTTCCCATCAAAGAGTTCTGTACACGCTCTAATTGGCGACCCTCCATCCCAGTAGCGTTCTGTATGCTTGTCATCGAACGTACTATTCCAGCCGTATTGATTCCACCTGTCCTGTTAAGAACATTTTCCGCCATACGGTTGAACGATTGTAGGTACTCACCAAGTGTCGACGCAATGTATTGGTCACTCTTTCCGAGACCTTGTAAGTTAGTGTCGAAAGCCTGTACGACGTTGGCTCCTGTACGACCTGAACGGTCAAAACGGGTTGTCGCCAACACCGAAGCAGCGTCATCTTCCGATAAGCCTCTAATCTTACCAGCCATTAGCAGTTGATTCACGTCATGAAGCGAAGTGTTCCGTTCGTAGACTCCTGCCTTCTGTAGAGTCGTAACCTGTGACAGATAATCTGTCATATTCAAACCCAACGTTCTTGAAGCCCACGTAGGAAGTTCATCCCTGTCCGTC